CTTGGGGTCGGCATTGGCCGCAGCCATAGCGCTTGACAGTTGTGCTTCGGTAACACCCAGAGCGCCTAAGTCCAGCTTCTTCAAGCCCTTGTTCATTGCACGTTGAGCAATCATGTATATGGACGCCAGACCCATCTTGGCTTCAGTGTTGCCGTAGCTGTCTGGGATTTCTTGGATAGCCTCAAACACGCCGCCCACACCGTTCTTCATGGAGCTGCGGACTCCGTAGTAGCCTTTGGAGTCCTTGAACGTTTCAGGCGGGCCGTTGGTAAGCGACATCTGGGTAACGGCCCCATGCTGATCGGCAGCGGTAATGCTGAATATGGCTTGGCGGAACTCCCGTGTACTGCCCATAGTGTTCGGGTCTTCCACAGCGTTGTTCAGCGCCTTGATGACACCGGCGCGCATGTCGGCGACTTGCATTTCTAGTTGCAACGCTACGTTGGAGCCCGCTTTCTCGCGCAACGTCTTGGGGCGTGCAACAACCAGATCAGCCAACTCGGACAGAGCGTCGTTGGACTCGTACTTAGCAACGCGGGAAAACAACGGGCCTTTAGCGGGGCCAATAGGTTGCAAATTGGTTCCCAATATTTCAGGCTTAACGCCAATAAAAGCACGCTCAACGTATGCGCCACCTTCGTTATTTTGCTCAATGGCATCTATGCCCGCAGCTTTGAGAACTCGCGTTGCCTCGTCAACGCCAAGTTTTTCCCTCATGTCAAAAAACAACCCATTGGCGGGGTACTTGCCTTCTCTTTCAGCTTGTTGTGTAGCGTACTGGTCGCCGTACTGTTCCAGTAAAGCATCAAGTTTTGGCCTATCGCCAACCGTAAAATAGGAGTTAACTTGGTACACACGCTCGTCTGGAACAGCATCCAATGTGCGGTACAAGTTGCCTTGTTTGGGGCGCTCTTTGAGTCCTTTTATTTTTGAGACATCAAGGGTTTTAACGGCGTCCAGTCGTGCTTGCGTGCCTGCCAAATTTTTTTCTAATAGTGCTTTTGCATTAATTGTTTTTAGTCCAGTCCCAATCAAGGACTTGGCTAATCGTTGTTTGGTGTCGGCAATGTCGCTTCCTAAACGTGCTTTAGTTTCAGCAATATACGCAGATGCAGCTTTGTTTTCTTTTGGGTTTATTGAATCCCCTTCTTGCACGCCGCGCAAATAGCGTGTCAAAAGATTAGATTCATATCTTGTACGCAGTTCTTCGGGGGACAAATCGCTAACGTTAGTTGAAATAAACTTCTCATCCAAGTCACGGAACTGCTGGTACGACATGTCTCCGTAACCTGTAGCGTTGGAAGCCTTACCAAAAGTAACTGCGGTTTGATAATACTCAGCGTAGTCTTTATCTGCGGTTACATACGGCCCAACACCGAGCGATTTTTCGCGTTCAAAGCGGCGATCAAAAGCCCCTTCACCCTCCCCCGCAAAAGCTGTATCAAACGCCGTAAACTTGGCGTCTGAGCCGTGCCATGTGCCTTGCAATTCCAATTGGGCACAACCGTAAGCAAAGTTAACTAGGTCGCCCGCTTTAAGGCCTGAGGGATTTATACCAAATTCCGCGAGCGCTTTCTTAAACGCATCGACCACCATTTTTAACCAGTTGTGTATGGCGGTTCGGTTAACGGCACCTGTTGGTTGGATACCCGCCTTAACAGCTTCTTCTACGGCGTACGCAATAATTTCGTCGTCTACTTGGTCAGCGGGGGTTTCCGCAGCTTCTACACGGGCAAGCGCTGCTTTACCAATTTTGGACTCAATAGAACCGTCATTACGCTTAGCCCAGTTTTTAACCGTGGTGGAAATAGCGTTGTACTGCGACGGATTAAAAAAGTTACGGAAGCCGATGTGCGCTCCGACTTCGTGCAGCATAACACCGAGCGCTTCGCCCTTACCGATGTTGTCCGCAAATAAGAAGGCTTGTTCTTTGTACACAAGCCCTTTAGCATCTGACGGAACCTTACCTTTGGTTGTCGGGTACGCTTTTGTAAAGTCGTCAACGGACTTAAACACAGTCAGTTTTGCGGGTTTTTTATCGCTGTGCGTTTTTTCTTTTGGTATCACGACGCCTGCTTTGGCAAGCTCGGCTGTAACGCTCTCAACTGTAGACGCGTTTGTCGGTTTGCCGCGAGAAAATTCAAAACCAAAAGTCTCGTCTTCAACCTGCTCAACTGCTTTTTGGGCGCGAGTCTTCTTGGCTTTCTTTACCGTCTTGGGAGCTTCTTCTGCGGGCGCTTCACCGCTAAAAAGTTTGGTCAGCTTTTTCTCATTTTCTCTGGCAACGTACAGGTCACCGTTGATGCGCTCCATCTCTATCTCGCGTTCTTTGCGTAGGATGGTATTTTTTTCGTTGAGGTTAGGGGACTTTGCCGAGAAGTCCATTTTCTCTTGCAGCTCACGCTTGTTGCGCTCCAACCCCGAACGCATGTTAAACGCCGCTTCCAGCAGGCTGCCTTGGTTGGCGACATCCAGATCACGGATTTGTGCCGCTGTCAGTGGTGCATTGGCTTTCACTCTTGCGTTGGCAAGCTCGCTGGCTTCCCGGATAATCTGCCGCATTTCTGCAGGCGTGGGTTGCCTGACAGCGCCGCCCTGCTCTGGCTTGAGGCCGGGGTCAATAGTGCGTTCCCTCGTGGTATCAGTGTCTCCGCTGAGGATATTACCGGCAGCCTGCGCCTTGCGAACTGTGGGGCCGACTTCACGGGCAGGGAGCGCACCTGTAGTACCTTCGATGGCCAACGCTTCTTGTAGGCGCATGAAACGCTCTGCACGAGCGTCAGCGGCTTTGGCTGCTTTTTCCGTAGGTGTGTTTAGGGCGGTGCGCTGCGCACGTTCCTTATAGCTTTTGACTTGGCTCTCAAGTTTCTTTTTCTCACGTTTTGATTTTGCCAACTCTTTTTTGCGTGACGGGGTTGGGTTCTCCGCAACTAGGCTCGCTTGGTTTTCTATCTTGGCCAGAAGTTTCGACAAAGCTATTTCAGCTTCGGCTCTTGTTGCTGCAAGGCCTTCGTTTGAACCGGCAATATATTTCTGCGAACGCTGAATTGCAAGTTCGTCTCGGCGGGCTTTATTACGGGTTGCCTTTGGCAAAGACTCGTCAGCAGCTTTTTTGCTCAACTCTTCCAATCTGGCGGATACGGTGTCTACATCCCCAACGGTGTCACGCGCCGTTCTATAGGCCTCAAACGAAATGGACTCACCGGGGATGGCGGAAAGGCGCTCGGCACGCTCGTTCTGGTCTTTGCGTTTGGCAGCATCGGCTGCTTCAAGTTCAGCCAGCGGGACTTTTTGGGGCGTCCGTACGAGGGCGGGTTTGGCTGGAGGCTTGGCAGGGCCTGCTTTTTCTTCCGAGTACCCTGTTACAGGCAACGGCTGGCGGGGGCCTTCGATAACGGGTGTCTCTTCTTCACTAAACAACGTCGGAGAAGCCTTAGACGCCTCAATCCGGCTCAACTCTTGTGCAACGTCACGCGACCGCGCAGTCTGAGCACCAATACGCGCATCCTGCAGAAAACCAGCCGCAAGCAGGGCACGCTCTGGGTCAGCAGTGAACTCGTCGAAGTTACCCAGCATCCGGTTCACCAACTGCTCGTTCTCTGGCGACAGGTTTTCGGGCAAAGACTCGACCTGACGACGCAGCGTCTCTGGGGTTACTTCGATCTTGGCGGCGTTGATTAGTTCGCGTGAAGGAGCTTGTGAGCCTGTGGCGGTCAGCTTCTGCCCCATCATTGCGGGGAGTCCTTTTGACAGCTCGCCTTGAGGAACCCCATTACCCCGTGCTGCTTCCGAGCGAGCGTCCGAACGCTGCGCAAGAGTGCGCATTTTCTCGATAGCGTTCTGCATACCCAAGCGGTCACGTACCTGCTTGGCGGCTTGAAACTCCGCGATGAGTTCTTTACGCGATTGATTCGGGTTCTTGCCTTGCCCCAAATTAACAACAGACTCCGCTTCGCCAGTCTCAGGGAACATGAGCCCCTGTTCGGTAATACCGGTGTAGGGCTTGAGTGGTTTGGGTGCCTTCGGCTTGCGGGCTTTTGGTGCGGTAGTAGCTTCGGTAGTAGCGACTTCTTCTGTTGCAGGGGTTGATGACCCATCGTACCTATTAGGTTTTGCCGTTTCAACAGCAGGCATGACCACTTTGCTTTGCAGGTCGGCCAGCGTTTTGGCGTGCTTGGCAGCGAGGTCTATTTTGCCAAGTTCCTTGGCCTTGTTCATAGCGCCGGTGACGCGCTTGATTTTGGCGATCTGGTTTTTCAGCTCTTTGTGCTGGGCACCGAACTCGATGATCTGTTCAGGGGTTGCGCCTTGCGCCTGCGTTTGCAAGGCTTCGATCTGCGCTTCGATCTGCTTGATCGTTTCTTCAGGGGAGATAGCTACGGGTTGTGCGGCGGGCGCGACTTCGCCTGCTGGGGTTTCGCCGGTGGTTGTGGGCGCGGTGGTAACGGGCAAGAAGCGTTTGGTTGCATTGAACTCAGCCGCTGTTTTCTTGAGGGTGACGGCGTGCTCTTTCAACTGCTGCTGGATGGCCGCATTTTCCTGCTTGTCCGCTTCGAGCAAAGGCGCTTCTTTGGTTCCCTTTTTGAGCTGTGCCAGCAGACCTGCCTGCGTTTGTTCGGCAGCTAGGTAGTCTTGTTGCGCCTGAAGCGCATACTGGGGGTCTTGCTTCTGGGCGGCTGCTTGGGCTTCGGCCTGAGCGACCCGTGCTTGTTCTTCGGCAGCGGCCTGTTGTGCGGCAGTCTGGGCTGCGGCGCGGTCGGCTATTTGTTTCTCACGGGCACCTGCATCAAAACGGGTTTGCTCTTGACCGCGTTCAACGTACCGGCCAACAGGGGCCAAGATGCCGCCGAGAGTAGCGCCGCCTAGGAAACTTTCAAAGTATTCTGCACGGGCCGCTGGGTTGTCAATGGCCAGACCCGCCTGCATACGCTCGAACACCTGTTGGCTGGCTTCGGTCAGACCCTCAACACCCATCGTCTTGCCGGTGGACAGCAGGTAGTCCGCAGCCGTTTTCTTGATACCTTCCTTGGCCAAGTCGTTGGCGGCTTTGGCGGTCAGGTTCACGCCCGCCCGCTCAAACATTTTACCGAGGCCGGGAATCATCCGCATACTCACGGTATCCAGCGCAGCCATAGGGATGGACGCCAGCGCGGCATTGACTAGATCGGTTTCGCCAAGGCTTTTGTTAGCCATGCCTTCGCCCGGTTCCATTTGGCGAGTCAGGCCCGAGCCGGTGAATTGTGCGGCAGATGCAGCGCCTGCGGCACCCAAACCTAACACAGTACCGGCTACGCCAGCTACGGGAAGTGCGGCTGCACCAGCGGCAAGAGGGGCCACCATGTAGGGGATGGAACCGCCAGCCAGCTCTTTGATGTTGGCCAGCGGGGCTTCAAAAAACCCTTCTTTAGTCGGCGCAAAGGTGTCCCTCTGATACTTCTTTTGCTCGGCAATGTACTTCTCGGCTTCTGGGAGCCCCATCAAGCCTGTACGGCCAGCGAGTGCAGCTACATCGCTTTTGAGTCCTGAGAACCCCGCTTTGAGCGCGGGCATGAAGCCCGACTTTGGACCGTCTTCGGGTGCTTTTGCAACGGCAAAAGCTTCAGGGTACATCTGCTTTGCACGAGCATAGGCAGACTCGGGCGTCTCCCCCGCTCTGATAGTTACTTCTGAACCGTCTGGGAGGGGAACGCTTTGCGCCATTTCTATGTCCTTAGCAGTGTGTAAGCTGCCCTAGCGCAGCCTGAGTATTATGCCACTATGGGCGTATTTGCGGGGCTAGCGCACGAATCTGTGCAGCAAACTCTTGTGGGCTCACGCCCATACCACCCGGCCCCATAGTCCGCAGGTAGTTAGAGTACGCTTCCTGTATGTTGAACTTGCCTGCGGCGATCTCGGTCATCTTGCGCATACCAGCTTCAAGATTTCCGTTGCCCAACGCTGCGGCTAGTTGCATTTGACCATTAGGTGCATTGGCCACCGAAACTTGCGTAGCCCTGTTTTTTGCATTTTCTCCGGCTTGGAACCGCTGGGTCTGTCCCTGCAGTTGCTTGGCGGCTTCTGCTTCAAAGATTTTTCCAGCTGTTTTAAGGTTAACGTCTTCGCGTCGAGCAATCTCAGCTATGGTGGCGGTCTTGGTTAAGACACGGGCGTCGGCAATCTTGCCTTCAGCAGCTAGGATTTGCTTGCGGGACATGTCTTCGCGGTTGAATTTCAGGTCGTCGTACGCGTCGCGTGCTTCCTCGGCCTTCTGACGTGCTGCTTCCGTCAGACGAGACTCTTCGGCGTAGCGTTTCATGCCCACACCAGCGCCTTCGGCAATACCGGCTAAGCCCTTGCCGGTGGACTGCATCATGGCCAGACCAGCGTCGATCAGGGACATGTTGACATCATTGCTGCTCTTGTCAGCGATGCGCTGTTCCCTCGCGCCGATACGCGCTTCTCTCTTACCCAGCAAAGACGCTAAACCCGCTTTTGCATCCTCTTCGGATTTCAGCTCTTTGTTTGCCTGTGCCGTCTTGATGTCTTCGGCTTCCTGAATTTCTTTTGGCAGGTTCGCGCGGGCGTCAGGCATCTTTTTCAACACACGGTCAAACATTGCTTCCGAAGTTTCTTCAGGTTGCTGCGCAGCAAGTGCGCTTATCCCTGCGCCGGAGGCACCTGTACGGGGTGCATCAACAGCACCGGAACCGGCTCCCTGCCTTGTTTGTGGAACAGCGCCTTTGCGTATTGCCGCAGTCGCAGACGATGGCGTGCCTGCGCCTGTGTAAGGAACGTCTTTTGACCCACGGTAGTTTTCTTTTTCTACAGGCTTAGCTTTTCTTGGGGTGTTCCGGTCTTCGCGCATGATCGCGGCGGCAAGCGCTGTGTCGTCACCGCCACCTGCTTCGGACAACGTATCCAGCTCTTCGTCGCTGCGAGAACTTAGGTTACCTGCGGCTGCCCGCGACAGCAAACTTCCGCCCGCAAGCACGCCCAATCCAGCACCGCTAGTTGCTGCCGCTCCTAGGGGGCGAAGCATACTTCCACCTCGGGCGCTTTTTGTGTCTGCGTAGCTTGTGCCGGGTGTTGCTGGGGCGTATGGGTTTCCGGGTGCTGCAGGGGCGCTGGGTACGCTTGGTGCAGGTACAGACATTTGGGGGCCAGACGTGGCTCGGCCAAACTGGTTCAGTAGGTCTTTTTTGGTGATAGGGTCCGCGTTTGCAAAATCAGAGCCCGTCCTACCGACACTCTCTAGGAACCTGCGGAACAGATCGCTGTTAAACCCACCATCGGCAAAAGCCACGATACCGCCCGCAGCGTACCCGCGCATGTTGGGGGCAGGCAAAGCGCCAATGCCTGACTCTTCGGGTAAACCCTGAGCCATTTGATCTACAACTTGATCGGCCACGGGAGGGGCGGCAGCCTGCTGTTGCTGCGCTGCGCTCATAGCCATTTGTTTTTTCTGCATGTCACTGGCCGCTTTGGCGGCGAGGAACTTCATAGTGTCGTCTTTGTTTTGTGCAGCGTACTGTGCCAACTGCTGTGGCGGCATGCCCACCAGATCGGCGATCATCTTGTTCATGCTGGGGTTCATAATGGACATGGTGTTTCCTTATGCCATCTTGTGGAGCATCAGCGCCTGCAGTCCGGCGGGCTTCTTGTCTTTAATCGCTCCGCCCTTAGCGTTCCCTTGGGCTTTGTTGTACGCGCCGTACAGACCGGCGGCTGCGGTTCCCAGACCCGCTACTTGGTTAAGCGTTGATGGGGCTTGTGTGTACATGGTAGAACCGAGGCCGGACATGGGAGACCCGCGCACAATATCGGACATGAAGCCAATCCGTTTGTAAGGGTCGTTCTGCTCCGCTGCGTAGTTCTGCTGACCGACATTGAGCAGGTTTTGGACTTGCTGCTGCTGTACCCCACCCATCTGGCCTTGTATACCTAGGTTGTTTGTGGTCTGCCCGTACAGATTCTGCCCCTGTGAGCCGAGCGCTGCGTATCCTTGCAGGCCCATTTGGCGTTGGGTGTTGAACTGGTTCTGGGCGTTGGTGTAGGCGGCTTGGCTTCCTTGGGCTTGGATGTCGTTCATCTGCATGCCAAGATTACGCTCGCGCTCTGCCCGCATGATGGCGTCTCGGCTGCCGCCCAAAGCACCGGAAGAAGTTGCCTGCCCAGCTTGCTGCGTGCCCTGAATACCGGACTGGCGCTGTGCTTCGCGTTTCTGGATGTCCACCACGCTCTGCATGTACGGGTTCATGTACTGCTGCGCCGCGTTTTGATCGAACGTCTGGCCTGACAAACTTTGCAGTCCGGCAGCGGCATCCTTCGAGTACTGGTTCTGACCTAAGTCCTGAGCGCCTTGGAAAGCTGTTTTCTGCAGGTCGGTAAACTGGGCGACCTGATCGCCGCTGAGACCTTGAGACCTTGCCCAGTCAGCGTAGCTTTGGTAGGGGTTTTCTTTGCCCACTTGTGTGGCAGCACCGGCCAGTACACCTTGCCCGTAAGGGGCAATCTCAGGCGCAAAGCCTACTTGTTGTTGGATTGTTTGGTCAGCCATGACTGTTCCTTATGCGGGTAGGTGGCGAGCAGCTTTGCTGTTCTTTGCCACTTGGTTTTTACCTGTTGTCTTAGCGCGTCCTGCTTGGATGCGTGCCATCATTGCGTACAGTTGCTTAGCGCCTGCCTCGGTAGAACCGTTGCCCAGTTCGGAAACAATACGTGCGGGAATCACAAACTCTCCGTCTGCCAGTCGGGCTGGTTTGCCCCTGCCGATTGTAGCGGGGATACTGTCGGAAACACCATCACCGGGGCCTTTGAGCAGTTGCCCGCCATCAGAGTAGCCGCCCAGCGAACCGAGCCCGCCAGATGCCAGCGCAGTGAGGCCACCAGCGGCCATAGGGGAACCGTTACCGTCTCGACCACCACCAGAAGGGTCGCCGCCGCCACCATACTTACCACCACCACCAACGCCACTTCCTGTACCGCCGAAACCCATACCACCGCGAGCAGCTGCACCGGCAGCACTTCCGCCAGAAGGAGCGCCGCCACCGACCCCACCATCACTACCCGAACGCCCGCCGTCACCCCCAACGCCAGACTCACTACCGTAGCCGTTAACGCCGATAGTTCCGAAACCGTTGGCTTGTGCCGTCGGGCCAAAGTCGTGAGAGTCCGCGAGGGCTTGTGCGGTTAAACCGAAGTCACTTGCTACGGGGATTCCATTGAAATCGCGCACGTCTACCCCCGCAGCTTGTTCAGCCGTCACGGGTGGGCTAAAAAGGTTGTCAACTTTACTGAGTGCGACAAGCCCCATGTTTCCTAAGGTTTCACTGGATTGATCGGGAGCTGTGTACCCGTTACCGCGATTTTGCCCCGCTTCGAGAGCTGCCAAACCTAAATCGGTAGAAACGTCTGGTACCCAGTCGTAGGAGCCCGTGTCTTTGTTTATTACGTAGCGACCGCCCGTGCGTGTGTTGATATCCAGCGGTACCGCAGCGTCTGCTGGCCCGGTTGTACCCGCGCCTTGGTCATGATAGAACAGCATCGGGTTGGTAGCGCCGGTCTTGCCCATGAGGTAGTCGTAGGCTTTCTGGGAGTCCGTACGGGTGTCATTAGGGTCACGCATCACGGGCGGGCGTTTGGGCGGGGCAGCAAACTCAACGGCAGGTGCCCCTGCAGAATTAAGCGCTGCGGCGGGAGTAGTCTTACCACTTGCATCCACGCGGTCGTACTTTTTGGTGGTTTCGTTATAGACGAGGTAGCCGCCCCCAAACGGGTCTTGTTTTATCTTGGGCGTGTCACCCACGACGCCGCCTTCATCGTACTTAACGGGCTTGCCCACGCCGCCAAACTCGACTGCAGGACGAGAGCCCCAGTCATCCACAGGCACGGCTTCAACTTGCTCCAGTGCGCCGGTCACGGGGTTTTTAGCGTAGCGGCGGATGTAGCCTTTGTTCTTGAGCGCGGTTGGGCCGGAGTCTTCCTCCATAGCACCCATAAGCGCGGGGAGCGCGGCGGCACCTACAGCGTACTTGTTGTCTTTCAGGAAGTCTTTGGCTGCGGTAAAAGAACCCGTGGCTGCATCAAACCCGGCACCTACATCCGGCGCTGCGGCGGCGTTACTGAAAGCGGAACCCGAAAGAGGTCCGGTTGCTCCTGCATCTGCGGCCTGCGCCGCAGCGCTGGCATTGGAAGCTCCACCCATTGCGCCCAAAGCACCTGTCAGACTGGCCCCACCGTACGCACCCAGACCCGCCTTGATGCCCTCTGCCAAGTTTCCAGAAGTGAGTCCTGCCAAACCACCAACCATACCTGCAGCAGTCATCGGGTCGATCGCGCCGCCGGAGAAGAACGAAAGCCCCGCGCCAGCAATGGCGGGCACAAACTTGTTTACCTCGCCAAGACCAATATCGTCAAGGAAGTTGGCCTCTGGCAAACCCGTTTGGGGGTTGACCGTCAATGAACCGCCGTAGTTCTGTGCAAGCGCCTGCAGCCCGGAGACTTCCCGAGGCGTGACGTGCATCAACATAGAGTCGCCGTTGCGACCCTGAGCAGCTAGGTGGTTTGCGGTGAGTTGGAGGCTCATGTTTTTACTTTCAGTACGTTGCTTGCTGAGGTATCGTAATAGATGTCCCCAACGCGTAGATTAGCGAGATCGGCTTGAGTTGGCAAACTGGGGGTAGACGCTCCGGCATTCGGTGCAAAACTAAGCCCCGCCACAACATCGGTACCGTTGAATTGGGACGACGCTGCAATAGGCCCCGCGTTGTCCATCTGGTTAAAGTACAGCCGCAATATGCTCAACAGCTGACTCATCATTACTGGGTCATACGCTTGCGTTACAGCGGGCAGCCGTGGGGCCACTACATTTTTCTGTGCCATATTAGCGTCTTCCGTCCGGGCGGAGGTCTACACGGGGAGCGCCTAGCTGCCACTGCGTGCCCAGCGTATTGCATGAAATTTTCATGGACATCTGACGACCGCGCACACGGATATTCAACTGGCCAGTAAAGGTATCTAGGCTGACTGGGTATGTCTGGGTAGCTACTACGGTACCTGTGGCTTCGCCAGCAATAGAAGTGTAGATTGACGCTGGGTTTGGTGTGTATGCTAGCGTGGTTCCCGTGGATAGGTTTAAAAACCCGGTGGCGTCCAGTAAGCTTATTACACCATCCCCATTCAAGTCGTAGTACAGGTCTACGGGTAGTAGCCCAACAACCATTTTTTGCACAACTACAGCTGCATCGTAAAACTGTGTTTTCTGCTCGGGGGACGGCGTTGATTGGTCGTACGACCCTCCGACAGACTTGGGGTTGTTGTACCCGGAGCCAGAGTTCTGCAACGGTTGGAGCTGTATGCTTAGGCTAGGGGTAGTCCCCGCCGTAGAACCAACAAACGTCAAGTCAGGCAGCATGCGCCACACAAACGCGAAGTTGTGGCCGTCCCCTATATCAAACTGCGATGTGGTTATGGACGAGTCGATTGCTACGGCAGTTCCGGTAATGTTGTCGTCCACGCCGTTCTCGTGGTAAACCAGATTGTTGGCATAGGTTGCCGCCATAGGGTAGTTTCTCAGCGACGAGTCCAACCATGCCGTGCGTGCCATTGAGCCGTAGTACCAGACATCTTCCGTGTAGTTGTACACCACGTAGCGGTCAATCGTAGTGCTGCCTCTCGTGCAATAGAACCACCAGACCTCGTTGAAGCCCTCGTTGGTGCTGGCAAAAACTTGACTGTATTGCGTGCGGTTGATGTCGTCAAAAATAAAGCGGAGCAGGTCGCAGCGTAGGGTTTGCACTCGACCGTCGTACTTGTAGAACTTGTCCTGACCCATCCAGAAAGCGGTGCCGTTGGCAAACACAGCCGCGTTGATACCCACAATCGAGATGTTGTCCGACAAAATCTGAGAACCCCAGACGAATGGTGCGCCAAGATACTGCAGCGAGTAAACCGCAGCGTCAGTAAAAACCAAAATCTCTTGCCGCGCTTGTAGTACCGCTTGGATTTGTGAGCCGTGCGACAGCCGCAAGCTGCCAGACTGGTTCGTTATCGCCGGAGTCCAGTTTGTCAGGCTCTCTTGGTCAGACCAGCGCACAAGCATCGGGTCGTACGTAGTGCTCAAGTAGTCATTAGACCCAAACACAAACGTGAAATCGCTAGCGTCGGACACAAGCAGGGTGTTCTGTGTCAACGGTACGTCCGAAGCGCCGGTCAGTGCCGACACAGGGATAGCACGGATAGAAACGGAGTGGGTTCCTGAACCTGCGGAAGTCGTGTTGATCGCCGCGCCGCCGGAAGTTAGGGACAGGGTGTATGTGTTAGCCCCGGTGCTTGTTGTGTAGTACGTTGTAAATGGTTTCAACGGGAGTGGCAGTGCGCCCGTAGTCTCAAACATGATGGCCGTACCGTTGGCCAAACTCTGCACGGAAGTGGTGCCTGTAGTGCTAAGCGTTACGACTCCCGGTGTTGCATTGGTGATAGCCGCCGCAGTGGGTGTGGCTAGGTTAGGTGCCGTTGAGGCGTTCCACATGTACATAGCGCCCGTTTTGGGGCCGAACAGCAGGTTTTCGCCAAAGTTGTATTGCGTCCACAGGGTGACACCGCGTGTTTTCGTCACTTGCCCAACCCCGCCCCATGTGCCGTCGTTCCAGCTACCCGTGTTCCAACCCAAAGCACCCAACGTAGTAGTTGTAACAGCGCCTACCAAGTACGAAGCGTATGCTACGGAACCGCCCCCGATGCCGGAAACTGCTGCTGCTATGGTGTATGTAGTGCCCGTGGGGACAGAAATAACTTGGTATTGGCCGCTGATGGCCAAGCCAGACACGCCATTAAAAATAACATAGTCCCCTACCGCAGGGGAGTAGTTAGCATCAGTTACGGTAACGATGGTTCCGTTTCCATTGAAGGGGTTTGTACCCAACGAGGTCGTGCTGGCGATAGGCGTGATGTCGTAGTAAGCGCCCGTCTGCTCGATATAGAACTTCTCTTCTGTGCCCACGCCAACCAGATTAGCGCCTACTAGCGTAGTCCAATTCCACAAAGAACGGCAAATGCCTTCGTACGTATTCGGGGAAATAAGCGTCCAGCCGCCGATTTTCTCAGGCGTGCCTTGGCGGAAACGAACCAAGTTCGACTCGTAGTAACCGCCCTCGTTGGTGTACCGAGTGTTCTCCCGGTTGACTCCGGGGCGCAACACGACTTTCTGGAGACTCATGGTACAATGCCCAAAGTGTCATAAACTTGGAGAACACCATGTACGTATATATTTGGAAAGATACCCATAGCACCCCCTTCTATGTTGGTTTTACAAAAAACAAACGCAGATCAAACCCGTTAAACAACGGTGGGCGCAACTGGCTATGCAGGCAAAAACTTGAAGAAGTTGGTGCAGAACGCGTCATTGTTGAGCTTATTCCAGTTGCTTCCACTGAAGAAGGCGTTGCATTAGAGTGTAACCTCATTGAGACTTTTGGTCGAGTACAAACAGGAACAGGGCCGCTTACTAATCTAACTTCTGGTGGCGATGGAACGCACTCAATGCCTTTGGCGCAAAGAGAAAAACTTCGCCAGTTAATGCTAGACCCTGCCCATCCTATTCGTAGTGAAGCTAGTCGGCTACGCAAAAAAGAAAGGATGGCATCCCCTGATGTACAAGCTAAATTTTTAGGTGATGCTAACCCTGCTAAACGTCCCGAGGTTAGGGCAAAGATCAAAGCTAAGTGGGAAGATGCCGAGTTTAGGGCTGCACGAATCGCAGAACGCACAGGGAGCACCAAAAACTTTAGCTCTGAAAATAGACTTGCCCATGCAGAGCGTCTCAAAGCTAATCCAGCTATGAAGGGGTGGGGCGAACGTAATGGAATTGACGCCGAGTTTGATGCGAAACGAATTGTTGGAATACAAGCCGCCCAGCCTAAACGTGCTGAAAAGATGCGTGACCCCGTAGCACTAGCCCAGCGCAGGGAGCGCCTTAAGGCCACGCTCAACTCGCCAGAGTACAAGGCTAAGCGGGCCATGTGGGACACCCCAGAATACCGCGCAAAGTTGTCGGAGAACAAGAAAGCATACTGGGCTACGAAAAAGCGCGAGCCCCAGCCTTGTCAATGATGAGAGCCTGTCGGCGGGGTTTCAGTGCTGGGGTGTTGGGTACGCTGATGTGCGTCCACGCATCAAACTCACGGATGATCTGGTCAAAGGGTAGGTTTGCGCCAATAATGGCGCGTACAACCGCATCGGGGGTCATTCCGGGAACACGGATATCCGCAGCACAGCCCAGTCGATGCTGGGACGTATCTTTGGAACCAACGGCATCATTGACTGCTTTAGATCGGAATGCAGAGTTGACCATGATGGGCTTACCTCCGAGGGCAGACTTGACCAGTTCCAAGAACTCAGCCAAGCGTTGAAGGTTTGCCTGCTCTGCGTCATTGGGGGTGTTGTCCAGCGTACGGTGGTCGGTGTGGGTCAGCTCGGCAAGAGTGAAATGGGGGGTCATTTGAAACTCCCTTTCATAGCGTCAGACTTGTCCTTGCTGGACTTAGAGCTTCCGTAGAAGAAGCTGATGATTGTGGCCACCGCAGTACCAAGCAAAAAGCCCAAGATGATGTTGCCAAAATCCTTGCCGCTGGCGGGCACCGTACCAAACGTGATGGCAAAGAAGTAAGCCATTGAGCCGACGCTCCAGAACCACGCAAACCAGTAGATGAAATGCTTGGCAAACTTGTCCTCTTGGTTGAGGGCGGTCTCCTGCATGTGGCGGGCGCTGTCCCGGTCTTGGTTCTCCAGCTCAAATTGGCGCAGGTCTAGTTCAGCCAGCTTGGCCGCTGCGTCCGGGTCTCCCGCAATTGCTTTAGCCACAGCGTCCACAGAATCAGCCACGCCAAATTTATCGGCCAAAGCAGTAACAGCAAGACCACCGAGAGGCCCCGAGACAGCAGTCGCAACAGCGGGTGCGATGCCTTTGAGTAAGTTGAGTAAGGTTTCCACATTATTTCCTCATAAATGCAACGTATTCCGTCGTACCCCAAGCGACTAGGGCGACTACCAGTGCAGCGCAGATGGCCAGCAGAACCACGAGCACCACGTCCTCAATTTCTTGCTTGCGCTTAGCTTTGGCCTTTTCCATCGCTATCTCCTCGGACTTGCGTTTAGACACGATTGAGTTTCGCTCAATCATGATGGCCTGCCAGACATCGGCGTTCCCCGTCCAGATCATGTGCTGCTTGAGTTCGTTCTCGGCATCCTGCAACTGCTTGGCGTGCATCACGGTCTCAAATGCCTTGGCGGTATCGGACTGCCCAAACGTACCCTTCTTCGGCTCGGCAGCGGCCTTGGCCACTACGTCCTTGGCCTCAAAGAACTTCATCAAATCACCGCTGATGCCTTGCAAGTCCTTGCCCATCTTGATGGCGGCTTGGACTCCTTTGATGGCTGCCTGCGCAGCCGCAAAAGCGGTGATCGGGTCGATCATTAGCCCACCCAAGGGAGCGGTTGAGAAGCAGGGCTCTCCGGGGGTGAAATCAGGGTGTCGAGCTGCGTTTGCACGCGCTGCTGTGCCCTAGCAATCTGGTGTTCTGGAATCCACCCGATGACTTGGGCTTCCGTCAAATTTTCGTAGGGCGTAAAACCCAAGGCGTCAGGCAATAGCGTGAACTGGCTTTTGCCTTGGCTAATTGCAACGTGAGTATCACATTCGCCTATAACTTGCCACAGAGCTGTGACTACCACGTTTTCTTTCCCTTCAACTTGAGAAAGGGTGTGAATCTCGACAATGGTGGTGGTGAAGTTTGTCATGGTAATTTCTTGGTTAGCTTAAGCGGTAAAGGATAAAAGTATTGTTGGCCGTTTTGCGCATCCGAAAATGGGCAGATACCCCTGTTGCAATGGTTAAACTGCCCAGAGCCGTGACTCCTGTATTTACGGCTACCGTGATAGTTCCCGACGCGGTATTGATGACGTAGAAGTCATAGGCAATGTTTGCTGCAATCCAACCTGCCACAGTTTCAATATTTGCCCCTGTGGGCATGGTTACCGTGTACGTTGTACCTGTGGTATTAATTATTTGAGCTTGGATATTTGCAGCCGTTAGTGTTGTTGCGGCACTAATGGAGGCGGGGGCGGGCGCGTAAGGCATGAGCGCACCAGTCGCAAGTTGCAAATTAGTGTCAGCATCAAACACCATAGATTGGGACCCCGATGACCCCCATGTGAAACTCCCACCGGCGATACTCTTTATATCCCCCCCGTCAAGCTCAATTCGAGTTGAGTATGAGCCGGTGCTATTGCCGATAGCTATTACCATCGTGCCCTGACCAAGTATGCTTAGTTGATTTAAGTAAGTGACCTCAATCTTAGCTGCCTCATAGGTTCCAATGGCACTGGGTCCGTTGGTCTTAAAGCTGACATACCCAGCGTTACCCGTACTGTTTGGTTGCGCGCCCGTGCGCTCAAACTGCAATGTAGGCTTGTTTGTTGTTGTCGTTGATGTTTCTGTCAAAAACGAGGTGTAGCTGACATTGTTGGTCTGTGAGAGCCCCGCCACTTTTACGTAGTCAGTTCCATTCCATGCAACGATTGCTTTTTCCCCGTCCTGCAAGGTGACGCCGGTAGTAGCAGCGCCCTTAACCGTCAGTAGGAACGGCCCACCAGTGCTTGTACCTGCGTTGTTGATGGTGTACTCGCGGCTTGAGCTAGGAAGCACCAGAGTACACGCGCCTGTCTTAGCGCCACTAATGTTGAGGATGGCGTACTGAGCCGTACTCCCCGTGGCTCCAGTAGAGATGATGCCGGTGGCGGAACTCGTACCTGCGGTGTTGGTAAGGGTCACCGTTGTGCCGGTACCCGCAATGGGGATAGCCAAGCCGCCAGCAATGGCGATGTCCAAGTAGGAGGTAAGGCCGTTATCGACAAGCTCTCCCCAAGTGCCGGACTCGGTGCCGGTGTCAATAAGGGGTAAGCTAAGATTGGTGGTTGGTGTAAATGCCATGTGTTACCTCAAGTTGTTACTTCTTGCCAGTCAGCACTTTGCTCCGTGCTGATTTCGCCCCAGTTTGCCGGTTGCGTGGTTTCGGTTGGTTGCCAATTGGCCGTTTGCGCATCACTCACTTGAGACCAACCAGCCGCCTGTGTATTTGGCACGGTTCCCCAATTTGCGCTCTGCGCACTGCTTAGTGTACTCCAGTTGGGTGACTGTGTGTCAACCACAGGTTGCCATCCAGCGTTTTGAGAATCGTCAACCCCAGTCCAGCCCGGAGTCTGGGGGTTGGAAATCGGTGCCCAGCCGGGATTCTGCGCGTCATTGATACCGGCCCAGTTCGGGGTCTGGCCATCCTGTATTACTGCCCAGTCAGCATTCTGCGCATCGTCGATGATGTCCCAGAAAGACTTTGTAACTCCGAGGACGCCGACACTACCTGTGGCTTGTACGCCTTGCAGTACCAGCGCTTTTACTGCGGTGATATACCCGGCTGCGGCATCGGAGGTCACCCCTGTTAGTGCGACCGTGCGGTCGTTTGCCAAGTCACCCACTGCACCAATGGCGACCACACCCCTTAGTGTTCTAAGCCTAGCATCCCCCACCTCGCCGAAGGCAGACACCCCGTTCAATGCGGTAGTGCTAGTTTTTCCTACACTATTGACAACCCCAGAAGCTGCTACGCCTGTGAGAGCAAACGACTTGTTGAACCCGAGTGTTCCAACTGCTCCAGAGGCAAGGACACCAGATAGTTGAGGGCCGTAGACAACCTGCCCGACGCTACCATTGGCCGCTGCGGTAGACCCACCCCAACTGCCTGCGCCCCAAGCGCCAGAGCCCCATGCCGGAACGATAAAGACCGTAGTGCTAGGTGCAAGCTGACCGACCGAGCCGGAGGAGGCTACCCCTGTGAGTGCCCGTGTTACAGATTCCGATACATTGCCGACGTTTCCTGCCGCCGCTGCAATACTCCCACCCCAAGACCCAGAACCCCAAGAGCCCGAGCCCCAGCTTTTAGTTATGGAAACCGTAGTACTGGGCGTGAGCTGCCCAACTGCACCGGAAGCGGTTGCCCCTGTGAGTGCCCGAGACTGAGTTTGGCTGCTTGTTACGGTGCCGACTGCACCAAAAGCTATGTTTCCGTTTTCGGTCGGAGAGTTAGTTTCGGTTACTGACCCGACTGCGCCTGCAGCGGCTGCAATAGTTCCGCCCCAAGAACCAGAACCCCAAGCACCCGAGCCCCAGCTTGGGACGATTGAAACGGAAATGCTTGGTGTTAAGGAGCCAACAGCCCCGGAAGCAGCCCGCCCCACAAGAGCTTGACTACTCGATACTACGCCCGTGGCGCCAGAAGCAGCTACACCTGTAAGGGCCTGCGATATGAACTCTGCTACGGAGCCGACAGCCCCGGAGGCAGCCACACCTGTGAGGGCTTTTGTTAAGGTTTCCGATACTGACCCGACAGCGCCTGATGCAGCTACGCCAGCAAGCGCTTTTGTTATGTTCTCTGCAACTGTGCCGACGTTTCCTGTGGCTGCAATAGTAGAGCCACCCCAAGAACCAGACCCCCAAGCGCCGGAACCCCATGCTGGGACGATTGAAACTGTAGTGCTAGGCGCAAGTTGACCGACACCGCCCGTGGCTGTTACACCGGTAAGTGCCCTAGATAAAACCTGACTACTCGTTACAGTACCGACCGAACCAAACGCTACGTTTCCGTTCTCAGCTCGGGAGTTGGTTTCAGTTACTGTGCCGACGTTTCCTGCGGCTGCAACTCCCGTGAGCGCCTTTGTGAGCGTTTCTGATACAGAACCGACGGCACCGGATGCAGCTACGCCCGTAAGAACTTTTGTCAGGGTCTCGGCTACAGCCCCAACCTGCCCAGATATTGCCGCGCTTCCACCCCAAGAACCAGACCCCCAAGTACCCGAACCCCAACTGGAGCCTATGGAGACAGAAGTGCTTGGCGTTAAGGAACCTACTGCGCCTGCAGCGGCCACGCCTGTGAGGGTCCGCGATAGAGCTTGGCTACTTGTTACGGTACCAACCGAACCAAAGGCTACATTGCCATTTTCAGCGCGAGAGTTTGTTTCCGTGACGGAGCCGACCGCTCCAGATGCGGATACGCCCGTGAGTGCTTTTGTGAGGGTCTCCGCAACTGAGCCAACTGCGCCTGCAGCGGCTACGCCTGTAAGTGCTACTGCGATAGTTTCAGATACGGAGCCGACTGCACCTGCAGCACTTCTGCCCACAAGCGCCTGACTACTTTTTACGGTGCCAACTGCACCCGAGGCAGCTACACCTGTAAGGGCTTTTGTAAGGGTTTTCCCCACAGTGCCAACTGCCCCAGAAGCTACGTTGCCGTTCTCAGTTGGCGAGTTGGTTTCCGTGACAGAGCCGACTGCGCCAGTAGCTGCTGCGATAGCCCCACCCCAAGTGCCTGAGCCCCACGCACCAGAACCCCAGCTCGAAACGATTGAAACTGAGATGCTTGGGGATAACGTGCCTACGGCGCCAGCAGCTGCTACGCCTGTGAGAGCTTTTGTACGGGTTTTTCCTACAGTACCAACTGCACCAAAAGCTACGTTGCCATTCTCAGTCGGGGCGTTAGTTTCAGCTACGGTACCAACAACACCAGCGGCTGCTACACCTGTAATAGCCACCGTTACCACGGTTGGGGCTACCGCACTGTAGGTGATGATGACAAGGCCTTGGCTCTGCCCTGCTGCATTACTTGAAATGCCTGCTCCGCCGCCTCCGCCGTAGTTATCTCCGCTGCGTCCTGCCCCGGTAGTAGTTGCAGTACACCCGGCACCACCTCCACCACCGCCCGGCCCGTAAGTTACACCGTTGACCGTCCATACCGTCGATGTAGCCCCGAATGCTCCGTTGTATCTAGACGATGTTGCGCTTGCAGAACCTCCACCACCGCCTGCTCCTGTATTTGTGGTGCCGTTAACAGCGTTTGTTGTAGAGGTGCCGCCCGCGCCACCGCCAGTCCCCCCAGTACCGTTACCCCCAGCTCCGCCAACAGTTGCGCTGGGAGCGTTTGCACCTGCGGTCGAAGAGCCACCATTGGAGCCGCCGCCACCTCCGCCCGTGCCAGAACCGGTGCCTGTGTTCCAACCATTGCCGCCGTTCTTACCTGCACCACTTGGCCCTGCTGAACCGCCACCGCCACCGCCACGAAACTTAGCACCCGACGCCGTAGTGTTGTTTAAGCCGCCGTTACCACCGCTGTACGTCAGGTCTACACCAATAGAGCTCGCTGCGGTTCCTCCAAGCCCTGACGCGCCACCCTTCGCAAGCACACCGGCAGTTGTAGTACCCGGCGCGGAGTTAGCGTTTCTGTTAAACCAAGAGTCAACAGCCGTTCCGTATACGGCAGGGATGATTATTGGGGCGGGGCGGACGTACGCTACGTCTTCAGGGGTTACGGTAAGAGACGTAGTTTTTGCATAGGCGCCGCCACCGGCCCCGCGACCGGATATAGCGTTTAGTGGTACGCCGCTTCCGCCAATTGCCTCTACCTGTACAGAGGTGACCCCCAGCGGTGTGCGCCAAGGAATACTGCTCGTTAAACCATAAGGGATGGTAAACGCTTCGGTGTACGGCCCGCCCGTTATTGCCACGGGGGTGTAGGTGATAATGATTAGGCCTTGGTTCTGCGTATTACCGCCGCCATAACCTGCACTTGCGGGGGTGTTGCCACTTCCACCACTTCCGCCACCCCCACCACTACCGCCGCCGGGGCCGTAAACATTACCTAAATAGTCGGTCCAAATGTTATCTTGGGCAGCTGCTCCACCGTTAAACCCGTCAGAGCCACCGCCACCGCCACCGCCGGAACCCGCTGTAGCGTTGCCTCCAACCGAGAGACTCCCTGCAGCGCCCCCTCCTGAACCGCCACGCCCATTACCCCCCGCCCCACCAACAAAGTCAGATACAGCGTCTCCGCCTGCGGTTGAAGAGCCGCCATTTGCTCCACCACCGCCACCGCCAGCACCGGGCGTTCCCCCGAAAGAATTTCCTCCGGCTTTACCTGCGCCGTTTGGCCCCGCAGCACCCCCGCCGCCACCAAGTGAATCCCCGCCACCTGCACTACCGCCAGTATTTGCTGGGCCACCACTAAAAGCCCCTGCCGATGGGATACAGCTAGACGCTAGCCCTTCAGATGATGCGCTCCCCCCTGCGGCCAACGCTCCTTGCGACGTGTTTAGTGGCGCTACCCCCGTGTTGCTTATCCATGCAGCAGCACCGGAGCCGCCGCTGGCGTTGTAGGTAAGGTATGTCCCCGGTGTTACTGCTAACGAGGTTAACTTTGTATACGCACCGCCGCCACCAGAGGAGCCAGAGCCGTCAGCTACTCCTCCGGGACCGATAATCTCGATCTGGATGTTGTTGCAGTCCGCAGGGACAAACCACTTTGTCTGCGGGCCCGAGGTTAGGGCTATTACAACTGCTGGCATGCTAAGCTACCGCCCCTAAGTGCGCAAATGCAGTAGCCATGATTTACACAGCCTTAAGGCTGCCCGCGTTTAGGTCGTAGCCAAGCGCAGCAGGGCAGTCGTGGTGGTATTGCTGGGCATTGTCAATGTGAACGTGCCAGCAGTAATGGTTTGAGAACCAAAAGTGTGCACACTGACTGCGGGGTAGTTTGAAGCTACGCCTTGGGTTTGATTAAAAATCAATACCGTATCGAAAGCGGTGGCCAGCGTCACGTTTGTGTACACAAAGCTAACGGTAGGAGTAGTAAACGCAACACCTGCGGTAGTAGAAGAGTTCGTGGCTGTAGGCGCATTAAACGAAGTGATCTGAAACCCGCCCGCAGTGTAGTTTGTACCTGCGTTAGAAACTTCACCTGACATTATCGTCGTGCCAACGGTACCGGTGTAGGCGGTTGTTCCAGCGTTGATGGTCGCTGACGCCAAAAACAATGCTGCATAAAACGTATCCGCAGTGGTGGTGGCACGGACTACGCCGGTGCCAAAGTTGTGTCTACCTGTGAGCAACTGCCCCATGAACGACGTACACATTGCTTGAGTATTTGCCATGATAAATCCTTAAAAAGTGGCGATTTCAGCGCCTGCAAAGGTAGGGGCTTGTTTCAGGGTTACATGTACTGAGCGGTGAACCAACTCACCCTCAAGCCAATACTCTGTCCATGTCGTGGTCTCGATGTCGTTGTCCAGTGAGCCTTCTTGCTTAACCAGCAAGGAGTCGTCCATGTCGCCTTTGGTAGTCGTAACGATCAATTTGAACTCCTGATAAGTGCGGTGGTTGAAGTGTTGGCGGGCATTGTAACCAAGAACGTGACAATCGAGGTCTTGTCCGCGCCAAAGTCAATGACGGCGATAGCTCGGTTAGCCTTGCTCGCATTGTAGATCAGTGCGCAGCGTGCCGTCAAAGCCGCAGTCCAGCTCGTGTTGGCAAAATTTACGTAGGCTGTGTAGCCCGAGGAGTTGATTGTCACCCCAGTCAGCGTGTTGCCCCCTGCTGTGTACCCCGCCGCTACCACCTCGCTGTTTGAGCTGTAGACGGTTGTGTCCGCACCGAGGTTAGCGTTAGCCGTATACAACGCCATCTTGATGGTATCCGTTGACAAGTCGTGGATGGCCTGATACAGCTCCTTCTTGAAGCTGGTGCATTGAGTTTGGACAATTGCCATGTTAGGTCACCTGTTGGCGGTATTGGCCACTGCGGTAGGCGTCTTGACGCTCCATACCATCACCCAGACGTTTGGCCAAAATAATGGCGTCTTTGAACTTGTCGTTGTACAAGCCGATGATGTCCTGCTCGCCCTTCATGTAGGTGTAGGCTTCCACCAGAGAACCGTACAGCAGTACAGAATCAAAGTTGTCGCCCAGCCACGTAGTCAGGGCCGTAGTGATCGACTCTGGGTAGTAGAAGTAGTGCAGCTCTGCGGTGTACGTTGTGTCCGGCGTTGGGCCGAGGATGAACGACAACTCGTTTGTCGGCACAGGTGGTGAACCAGAGGTGGTTGTTGGGCCGAACAATGCGTAGTACTTTGGCTGCCCGGTGCTCGTTGGGTTTGGGTAAGCCTCGCGGATGAAGTTCACATCCTTGTTCAGCAGGAACGTGTAATCGCCACCGGCCACGGGGAACACCGCAATTGAGTACACCGCCAAGAAGTCATCCGGGCAGGACAGGTACTTGTTGCTGGCCGTCACCGTGCCCGTGACGTTCTTGCGAAGCGAGGGGAACTGAATGGTGTTGTAGATGCGCTGCTCTGCCTGCGTAATGAACGTGTTCATCGCAGATGTCGGAAACGTGTTCTCCGTGTAGTCGGAGATCGCTGTGACTAGCGCACTGTAATTCATGCCATCGGGCCTCGTGCCGTGATGCCTTTGGTAGCGCAGCCATTTCCACGGGTGACAATACCGGAAGTCTTAGTGGGCTCGTTACCAGCGGATTTGCTGATGTTGCCGATGCTTACGTCGTAGGCTTCCAGCTTGCTGCGGTTAGGTTCCTTGCCGGGGTTTTTAGACGCCGTAACAGTCTTGCCGGACATGGTGTGGGGCTTAGCGTACAAGCTGGCCGGGCCAACTTCTTTACCCATTCGTTTCATACTTTGCGTTGCCATGACTGTTCCTTACTTTTGGTTAGCCACACGAGCGAGATTACGGCCCAGCTTCAAACGTGATGCGTCTGAGACACCAGCGCTTTTCATGCCGCCGCAGGTAGCCTTAACATTGGGGCCGCTGTTGGGGCGGACTTTGGCGTCGGTCTTGCCTTTCGACACGATACCGTCTGCTGATTTTGTGTATGCCATGATTAACTCCTATGAAACCGTTACGGTTACTGTACCTAAGCTCGTTGTCCCGACCAGATAATTCGGAGTCAAGACCGCATCAAAACCTGAAGAACCGCCAATCGGCCCCCAGCCCCACTGAATATCCCTAGAGCCGCCACTATTGTACCCATCTGACATCGGACCGGATACCTCATATGTGGTATCTACTCGGGGATTCCGCACTGCTTGTGGGTCGTCTACGGGGAATGTGCCCAGCATCAACTGCGGGTGGTCTGGGTCCCAGCACTGCTGGCAGACGAGTAGATTGAATACTCGCTGCTTTTGAACTTCCTTCTTCAGCTCGGTCAGTTTGTAGCGCTGCCCGCAACGGTCGCACATGGCGACCGCATTTTTACCCGAAGAAAACCTATTGCCCATACCTAGTTGATGAACATCTGACGCGGCACAAAACGCACCGAAGCCTTCTCGCGGTCTTCTTCACTGGCCAGCTGCCATGCCTCGTCGTACTGCTGCTTCAACAAATCCGTGCGCTGCAGGCCGTTGGGTACTTTCAAAGACAGGTAGTACGCCAAGCCCGCCACCATGCAGGGGATAAAGCGGAACGGCACATCCATCGTGTTCACACCGGTACCGGCGTCATCAATGCGGCGCATGCGCCAGTACACGAACGTGTACGTCTGCGAGCTGTCTGGAACTGGCCAAACCGTAAAGCGCGGAGCGGACTGCAAGCGCTCAATCCACACCTGAATGGGGCGGGCCTGCTGCAGCTTGTTGGGGATTGTGGCGTACGTGGACACGCTGATGCGCGTGATCGTTAAATCGGCCTGTGTAGACGCGCTGCCCGCCCCTGTGCGGATGACGTGCTCAAGCAAGTCAACAGTGTCAGCCGGTAGGTCGTAGGTGGCTTGGCCGGGGACCAAAACAATGGAGCCCTGCTCGAACGTCCACATGTTCACACCGCGATTGGCCCAGTCGGCAAAAAGCAAGTTCAAAGACCGGCGAGCGGTCTTCAAATCGTAACCAGTACGCAGCTCGGAACCCGTGCGCTCAAACGCCTCCTCTACCAGTTCGGTGAGGTCTAGGTTAAACGCGGTGGTGCCGGAGACTACCATGATTAAACTTTCTTAGCGATGCCGTAGCCGCGATAACCTGTGGCACGTTTCGGGGTTGCTTTAACAGCGCCGCCGCGTTTCATAGCGTTACCTGCTTCGTCGCTTTTTCCGGTGCTAAGGCGGGCACGGGCCGCTGCATTAGCATCGCGTCGTGGGGTGTACTCCGCCATTGTTTTGTCGCGGCGATCTGCGTCACCCATTTTGTCTACGGCAGCTTTCCCGCTTTCACGGTACTGGTCGCGGCGAACATACCCGGCGGTGCGCTGGAGGGGCTGGCCGTCTTCATCAAGCCCTTTGTCTGCGTTTTCCTGTGCACGCATAGTGGCGCGGTCTGAGGCGGTTGGTCGAGCTACGTTTACACCGAACTTTGTGCCTTCTGGTGCTTTACGTGTCAGCCCGCGTTCTTTGTTCAAGAAGTCGCGCAAAGAGAGCCCTGAGTCTTCCAGTTCTTTTTTGGAGACGGTGCGATTGGTTGCCATTATCTATACCCCGCAGTTTTTGCCGCTACCTTTGGCGGCTGTTTAACAAATTGTTTACCCGCCGCCTTACCAGCACGTTTGGCCTTTGTGGTTGCAGCGTACTCAGCAGGGGTAAGGGATTGTATAGCCTTCTCGGGTAAGTACCTCTCCCCCGTCTTGGACGACGGTTTGCCGGACTTGGTACGCCACTTCTGGTCGCCCCAGTCTTTTAGGGATTTTTGAGGTGCTTTAAGTGCCATTGCCATAACTCCCAAAAGCGTCGAGGTATTCTAAAGCACTGCGCAAAACAACGGGGCTATCTTTAAACATCCCCAGCGCCCGGTTGCACTGTTTGCAAAGTACGCCACGAAACTCGCCGGTTTCGTGGTTGTGGTCGATTGCGCTGTCTATCAAAGCAATTTCGTTTCTGCAAATGGCGCAACAACCTTCTTGCCGCTCGTATCTATCCACAAACTGTTCCGGGGTAATTCCTCGACGAGAACAACGCTTAGCCAAAGTCCACGGGTCTTTTTCACGGTACTCGGCCACTCGGTGCTGGTTAACTTCCGCCCAGTCCTTATGCCTTTTGTAGAGGCAAGTGTTGCAGTGGCTCTTATACAGGTGTGTCATTTGCCCGCCGCGACTGCGAAAAGAGGACAATTGCTTTGTCTCACCGCAATCTGTGCAGGTCTTTGTGGCCTCAGTCACGATAGCCCCCGCCAGCAGCTTTATATTTTTTTGCTACCAACTGGCTTTTTCTCGCGCTCCATTCGCCAGCACCAGTGCCTTGCGTTGCTGCTGCCTTGACGCTGTTGAAGATACGCTTGCGCATTTCCGGCTTGGTGTAGTTGCCCGCCGCATTGACGCCGCCACCCTTGGCCATCTTCTTTCCTTTTGGCACTTTAGCGGGGTTGATGTCCCCCATGCCACGGCAGGCAATCACTTCTTGCCCTTGGCCGTGCCACCCATGCAGAACTGCTGTGCACGGGTCTTGCCGCGCTGAGCTACGCCGTCAGCAGCTTTTACGTAACCGCCGCTTTTAAGACCTGCGTGGGCTTTGGATGCGGGTTTGGCAGCGTGTTTTGCTAGTGCGGCGGGCATGCTGCCCTTAGCACCACTCTTAGCGCCGTCTTTTTTCTTGGCCATCATTGCCATGAAGCCGGGGTTCATTTTAGTAGCCATCGTGTCACCACCTTCTGAAAATTTACGGCCTTTATCGGCCTTGGTAAAGTCTTGTCCCACGGACTGTGGAACTCCTACTTTCTTGGCAAACGCAGGGCTATTGGCCACAGCCGCCATGAAGTTGTGTTGCTTCTTACTTGTCGACGGCATCGGGTTTCTTCCAGCGGACGATCTCCGCGAAAGGCTTGCCGGTAACCATCTCTGCAATCCGCATCAATGTCCACACCACGCTAAGCCCTGCAGCTAGCGCAGGCAGTAGTTCCACAAAAGCTCCTAGTGCTGTAGCGATAGACACCCAGTCAAGGATGTGCTTCACGGTGTCATGGTGTTCGGTCATGTTAGCAGTTCCAAGCTTTGAGACTCTTGTTTATACGAGAGTTCGGGTCTTTGGCTGTTTTCTCGCTGGTCAGCTTCTTCTTCATGCCAGTCATCCTTGCGCAAAAAGAGTCGCGCCTGCTTCCGCCTTCCGGCTGGGGAGGCTTCAAATTCATGCCTTGTTTTTTGGCCGACGCGCGCCCCTTGGCGTTCAAGCCACCCTCGGGGTTTTTGCCTTCCTTGCGAGTCCATGCTGCGCTCTTAGCCATAGTAAACGGTCAAATGTGCGTTAGCTGGTAATGAGACATAAACCCCGTCGTAAAACTTAATGCCCTCACCGGGAATGGCCAATGAGTCAAGCGCTTGGTTTACTGAGATATTTAGCGTCAGGCGAATTACGCCGCTTGCCGCGCTCACGTTGTCATAAAACTCAATCTCGCCAGCCGTCCCTCCGGGGGATATAGAGTACCCCTTAACCCGAGTAGGGCCAGCAAAAACAACGCCGCTTGCGTCAAGGTGCGCGGCTTTAACGTCTGTTTGCATCATAATCAATCCCCTATAAAACAGGGGCCGAAGCCCCCGAGATCAATTACTGTTGGTTGGCAGGCTGAGACATGTTGCCGCTGGAGTCGCGCACCATGTACGCAATCACCACAGTTGCAGCGCCAGTCACAGAAGAGCCCGTGGTGGTGAACAAAATGGCGTCATCGGTAGTGCCGGTGTTGGCCTGAGTAGGCGTAAACCCCGCTGCGATGGTCACGGGATAGGTGCCAGCGGAAGTGATGGTGGTAGCGGCTGCTACAGCGATGCCGCCGATGCTGACTTGCAACGTAGTTGCCGAAGCAAACAAAGTAGTGGTCAGAATCTGAACCGAGGTAATCAACGAGCCAGCGGGGATGTTGCTAGCGGGGGTGATGCTGCCCGTAGCTACTTGAGCGGCGGTCAGGTTAAACGCTTGGGCGACGATTGTGCAGCCAGTGTTTTGCACGGTGCCAGCAGTGGTGCCGGTGGTGTTTTTAACGGTGCCGAGCAGCCAAGGGCCGAGGTGAGTTGCGAATCCCATGATGTGTTTTCCTTACATACAAGCTAAGTGCGTCAATCGGTATGTCGTCTGCTGGGGCAGTTTGGCGCACTGGAAGTCCCAGATGGGTGCAATATACACGAAGTTTTGGTAGAGTCAAGGGCATGCCCCACAAAGACCCCGCCGCCAGAAAAGCCATGCACAAGAAGGCGTCGGCTAAACATTATCAAAAGAACAAGGAGGGTATAAAAGCTAAAGCCAAAGTGGATGGGGCTACGGGTAGAAGAGAGTGGCAGCAGTTCAAGAATACGTTGTCCTGCTCTGTCTGTGGGTTTGCGCACCCGGCGGTCATCGACTTTCACCACCCGCCCGGAACCAAGAAGTACGGGGTCAACGACCTAGTTGCCGACCGCAGGTTCACGAAGGCGTACGAGGAGATCAAGAAGTGCGTAATCCTGTGCTCCAACTGCCACCGCATACACCACTACAACGAAAAGGGGCTCGAAAAGAGCCCCTACAAGAACAACGTACCTATAGTTGAGGGCGAACCGCCCCCTTTTGTCCCTATAGAGTAGGCTTAGTTCATCTCGTTTTCGATCAGCAGCCAGTCGCCGGTCTCGATGTCGAGGCGGTACCAAGCGTCGTGCTCTTCGTCATACCAGCAGTAGCAGTCTTCGTCTGGGTTGTACGCGTACTCTTCGCCGTCGTCAAAGTAGTGGGCAAGATCGTCGGGGATGGCGTCACCATCGTCGTCTTCAAAATCTTCGTCTTCTACAGCCTCAAGGTTTGGGTGGCCCAGTGCGTTCACTGTCTGCAGGAACTTCAGGATGGACTCGGTGGAAAACTCAAAGTGGCCGCCGTCGGCCATGTCAACAGATACGGTAAAAAACATGGGATTCTCCAAAAATTAAGTACAGCGACCTTGCTGCAACGGAATCCTACATGAGTTTTGCTACGGTTGTTTGTGGGATTTTGTGGTGAAAACGCAACAAAAAAGGGCTCCCGAAGGAGCCCTTTTACTAAGCTACGAGAGCTTAGACCGAACCGGGGGAACCGAACATACCCAATGGGTCGCTCCAGCCGAAGCTGTAACGCTCACGAGCCTTGTAACGGACGTTGCCCGTATCAAAATCCCCATCCATTTTTGTGTCCAAAGCCACACGCTCGAAGTGCTTCATACCGTCGGGCACATCGGTCGTCAGGAACCAGCCGTTCACATCGGTCAGATAGTGATTGACGGCGTAGCCTTCGGGGATGGAACCGTTGTTCTTCAGCGCGTTGATATCGTTGTCGGTAGTGCCAACGCGGAGGCTGGTTTCCAACAGACGGGTAGCAACGAACATCAGAGCCGTAGGGATGATGAGCTTCTTGGGCTTAGCAGCGATCAACAGGCCCTTCTCGTCCACCCACTGAGCGATCTGAATAACGGCGGCTTCCAGAGAAGTCTCGTTCAAGTCAGCGCCAGTAGTGGGGCGATTGGAGTTGGTGCCGCCGTTAACCAAGGGGTGAGCCGTGGAGAACAAAGGCACGCCGTCGCCGCCGTAGTACGCAGCAGAGTTAGTGAAACCGTTGTTCAGAACAGCGGCAGCCTTAACTTGCTTGGTGTAAGCCATAGCGCGAGCCAGACCTTTGGTGTAACGAGCCGACAGGGAGTCGTACAAGTTATCTTCCATAGCCTCTTCGGTGATGGCAAAGCCCAAAGCGATGGTTTCGTGGTTGTACCGGGCAGTGAAGGCTTCCTGCGCATTGTCATAAGCAATGGCTTGGCCCTCGTTCTTCACCGGTGCAGCGCCGAAGCCCGCCAGTTTGGTCTCTTCTTCAAAGCTACGCTCCGATGTCTCGGTGACGTAGATTTCCTTGTGCTCTTCGCCGTAGCGGGCATATTCCAGACCAAAAAGTCCGTTCAAGCCGGGGAGCAGTTCTTTAAGTAGTTGTGCGCGTGAAACAGCCATGATTTAGCTCCTTAGATGCCGACGGCGTTGGAATAGCTGTGATAGCCGGGGTTGAACTTGACCAGCACGTCGGTGTAAGCATCGCCCACAGTCGAGAAGCCTTGCATGTCCACGAAACCAACGATGCGGAAAGCAGCGGTGGTGGTGATAGGCGAAGCAGTCACGGCGGTGTTTGAGTTGCCCGAAGTAGTGCTACCTGTGGAGGTAGACTGCACAGCATTCAAGAACACGTTGGCACCCAGATCAGCAGCGGCCAAAGAACCAGCGGACTGGACTTGGAACACAGCACGATCGTCATCCACAACATACGCAAGAGCGTCGGAAGCAACCGTGCCGGTTGGCCAGTATTGCGAAAACTGCTTTTGCTTGGTGGATGGGTTGGTAAAGGTACAGCCGACAAAAATGCCGATAGTGCCTGCGGGGAAGGTTGCGCCAGAAGCTGGGTCGCCGCTGGTGGTAACAATCTGGACGGTGCCGCCAGCAACGATAGACACAATGCTACCGTTGTAGATGTTGGCAGCGTAACCAGACGCGATTGGGAACATGCGCGTGCTACCTGCATAAGGTAGCCCGCCCAGCTCATTTACGGGTTTGAAGCCGTAGGGGGAAGCAGTTGATGCCATATAAAAAACTCCAATTATTTAGAACCGGAACCAAAGTTTCCGCGAGTGGTGGTTGACTTACGTTCAGAGAACAAAGTCGCCATACGCGGGTCTTGTTGGCGCATAAAGTTGTTGTCCACAGACTCCATATTGGCCTGCGCAGCGTTGTTGTAGTAATCAGCGATGGCTTGCGCACGCTCGGTAGGCATCTTGCAAAGCATGAGTCCCCCGATTTCGACGTTGCCCGTCTTCTCATTACCAACCAACATAAGCTCTTCGTGGTCTACTGCCTTCACAGGAACCCATCCGTCGCGCAATTTACCTGACACGTTGGTTGGATTACTTACACCCAGTACATGAGTTCCAATCCACCGATAGGTGTAGCCGGGCTCAGGCGTGGGGTCGGGCAGTGTGCTCGAAGGGGTATACACAATGCGAGCACTTTTGTCGCGGGAAGAGAGATCACGAGATGTACGAGAATCAGCCATGTTAAGCCTCCAATTTTGCTACTTGAGCAGCGTATTGCTGCGGGGTCATTCCAAATTTCTTCGCTAGCGCTACCGCTGACGTAGTAAGTTGAACCTTGCGAACTCCAGACGAACGTGTCGCTGGAGCGACCACCGATGCAGGACGCCTGTTGGCTTCACTCTTGCTATTCCCAAATACCTCGGGGAACTTACTCTTCACACGAGCATCAATTTGCTCGAAATATTCGTCACTACGCGGGTCAAGACCCGAATTCACTAGCTTTTGGTGCAGCCCTAGCGAGTAGCTGGTAACGTCTTCAAACCCATCAGCCCCGAACCACTGGTTTTTTGCCTGCCAGCGCAGAGATTTTTCGTCAGGTTGCACCCGTTGAGGTGCCGGTTGCTGCGTTTGTACTACAGTTTCTTCTGTTTGTAAAGGGGTGTGTCGATAGTTCTTCACAGCCTCCAGTTTGAACTTGGCGTCCGTCATCGCTTCCTGTGCTGCAATGATGGCGTCAGTGTCAAAAGCTTCCGTGGCTTCCTTGAGCTGACGGCGGGCTTGGACCATCTCTGCCTCGGCTGCCGTCAGGTTTGATGCTACGACTTGCTTCGTACCTTGGTCAACGTACCCGCGCAGGGTCTTGTTCTCTTCCAAAATACGCTGGGCAAAGGTCTCCAGCTCCTGCTTTTCACGCAGGGTGGCTTCCTTTACGCGACGCTCGTCGTGACGGGCGTGGGTCAGCTCCTTGATGCGGTTACGCACCTTGTCGGAGTACGACTCGATTTCCTCGTCAGTTGGGTCGGCTACTTCCCGGTCGAGTGGCTTGCGGCCACGGTCGCGCTCGGGGGTGTCATCGACAACTTCGATTTCTACTTCACCGTCAGTGATTTCGATCTCGACGTTCTCGTCTTCTTTTTCGTGGGGAAATTTGAATGCTTCAGGCATGATTGCTCCTAGACGTGTGAAATACCACGGGGGTCTTGGACGACAGCTTCAATCTGGTCGTCGTTGATAAGCCGCATCTCTTTGCCGTACATTTTGAAGCGTGTACCCGTGTACGTGCGCACCATAACGAAGTCACCGGCTTTACACCAAGGCCCGTTGGGGAACTTGGCAGCATCCTTGTATGCGTCGGGGCCGACACGCAAGACGAACAGAACCGAGGTGGTTTGCTCTTCGCGGTGTGCAACGTCCCAAGGTTTCTCAAGGTCTAGCTCCGTGCCGTCGATCTTTTTGGAGACTTCGGGGACGATGCACAGCATCTTGTAACCGGTGGGTACCGGCAACAGCTTCGCTTTTTCTTCGTCGGAAGCTTGCTCGTCCGGCTTTTCAGTCGGCTGCAAGGCTTTTGGTAGGACGATGCCCGGTGGTAGTAGGATTTCACTCATCGGAGGTTTCAACTTTCTTTAGCAGGGCCAGTAGGTGTGACTCTGCGTAGGCTAGGCCCTGAATAACCCCGCAAAGTTTTTGGTACTCATCAAAGGTACGACATGCCCCACCCGCCAAGTCGTCCGCGTAATTGTTCATGTCTTCACGTATTTTCTGGCGCAGTACGTCTGCGAATTGGGAAATCACTCAGTCTCTCCTTTTGATGCGGCTGGTTGGGCCGTTTGTAGCGCTTGATCGCGCTGGTCTTTGGCTATCTGCGTGCCGATCTGGATGCCTGCACGTTCCTGTTCAAAGGCCTGCTTTTGCTGGCTTTCCTTGATCTGTGCACCGATCTTGGTGCCGTCGAGCTGCATTTTTGCCTGCAACTCTGCAATTTTCAGCTTGTTGGTGTCCGCTTTCGCAGTGATATCCGCTGCCAGTTTCTGCTGCTCCAGCTGTATTTCAGCCTGTGCGACCATTTGTTCCAACTGCAACTGGCCCTGCTTGATCTGTAACTCGCCCTGTTTCAGCTGCAGTTCTTGCTGCTGCATCTGCACCAACGGGTCTTGAGCTTGCTGCTGTGCCTGCTGCTGCTGTGCCTGCTGTTGGTTCTGCTGCAACGACTGCTGTGCCGCCTGCGCCAGCATGCCGGACAACGCCTGCTCAATCTCTGGGGACAGCTTCTCGTCTTCGGCTGGCATCGGGATGCCCATCTGCGCTTCGATCTGCTTGCGGTACATGTAGCCGGTGTGCTCTGCAACGTGGGCCATCAGCGCTGCCTGAATCATCGGGAACTTGGGGTTCTGGCCAATCGCTTGCATGACCGTCGGGTCTTGCAGCATCGACATGTGCACCTGCATGTGGGCCTGATGGTCTTGGTAGATGAACGCCTTGACCGGCTCGCCCTTGAGGACAGCCATGTTCTCCGACACTGGGTCAGAAGGCTTCATGTCATCCGGCAGGGGTACCAGCTTGTCTGCGTTTTTGATGCCCAGCACTTCCAGCATATTGCGGTGTAGCTGTGGCATGTTGTAGATATCCGGTGCCGACTGCGCCATCTGCATGACTGCTTGGTACTGGACGACGCGCTGGCTCATTGTGGCCGCGTTGGGGTCGCTGACGGGGATAACGTCTACGTGGTCGTAGTCACTTTGCTTCGCGCCTTGGGCTGGCGGCTCGTTCTCGTTACCGTCGGGCTCGTACTCGTAGTTCGTGTCCGTGTAGTCGCGGATGATGCCTGCCAGCAAGCGCAGTTCCTGCTTGAAGCTGTAGTGCAGACGGGCTTGGACTGCCGACATCACTTTCAACTGGCGCTCCAGCAGCGCCAACGTGGTACCCACCGGTGCCTGAGCCGACATGTCGCTCACGTTCATGTCCGCCGTGGAGGCGAAGCGACGGCCTTCTTCAACGATGTTGCCCAGCAGCGTGTACAGAACCTGACTTGGCTCTTTGTATGGTAGCGGCAGGATGTTGTCGCGCAGCGCACCCGAACCGATGTCTACGTCTCGGAACTCTCCCGGAGCGATTGGCGTGTCGTCGCCTTTAATCCTGAGTCCACGGGATTTGAGACCACCGGGGAGGTTGGAAAGTGTGCCCGCGTCCACGAGCTGTCGCATAATACTGGTAGCCGACTTCGCAAACCCGCCGATGAGGTGGAAGAGACCGAAACCGTACGCCCCAAAGCCGGGAATGTACTGGTAGTGGACGAAATGTTGGCGTTTGAGTCTGAGATCATCTTCTTCCAGCCAGTTACGGCGAATTGCAAGTACCTGATTAGAGTCTTTAACCATAGTCACGACGTACGGCAGGGCAATACCCGTCTCTTCACCGTCTTCTTCGTCGTTGTAGCCGTCGATATCTAGGTCAACGTGCACTTCGTACAGAGTGTAGCGCTCGTCGTTGATGTCCGTGAAGCCAGTTTCCTTGTCCTTGGCCTTCTGGATGTCTGTAGACTGCTTGGTTGGCTCTTCCAAGTCGCAATCGCGGTAGAACCCGGCCTTCTGCAGCTTGATGATCTCGTTCTTGGTCTTGCGCATGACGTGCGTGATGCGGTAGCAAGTGTCCAAATCCGTCGTGCCGTAGGGCAGGATGATGTCTTCGGCGGGGATAAACATCGAAACCTGACGGTTCAGGCTTGGGTCGAAGTACACCTTCTTGAACGCCGAGCCCGTCGCTGGTAAACTCCATAGCATGCGCTCTTGCTCAGGCCTAAACTCGCGCATAACTTCCGTCAGCTCGTAGTTCATGTCAGCCTCGACACGCTGCGCTGCCTGCATTTTCTCTGGCGTCTCTTTGCCGATGATCTTGGTACGCACCGGCCCTGCTGCTGGGAACATCTCCGTGATGGTCTCGCTCTGGAACCGCACCACAGCCTCAGTAATCATGGGGTGGAACACACCAGACGCCCCGTTCCACGGCTCCGTGCGCTCTTCGTAGTTCAAACCGAGCAGCTTCAGGCCCTCGGTGTACGTCTTTTCCCAGTCCTTGCGGCTGTTGCGGTCGTTGTCGATGTCGCTGGACAGCTCCCCGGCCACCTTAGTCAGTGCGCCTTCGTCCAACTCCTCGGCCAGATTGTCTCCAAACGCACTATCTTCGGCTTCTTCGATGTCGATCTCCAGCGGACCGAGCTTGATGTGTACCTCTTCGGGGTCTACGATCTCAATCTCGATCGCTTCCTCCTCCTGAGCCAGAGATTCGATTCCTTGGGGGGCTTGGTACAAGCCTTTATCAACAGCCATTGGGTGTCCTTAGTAGTATGCGGTTGGCCGACGTGCCAGTCGTAGGGGGTCGTCCTGCTCGTCGGAGTCTAGCGAAATAAAACCGCCTTGGCGATATCGCAGCAAGGCTTGTGTTGTCGTGTCCACGTAGTCGTCGTTTTCCCCAACGGGAAATGCTGCAATCTCTTCGATGACTTCCCGCGCCCAGCGTGTGTCTGGTGCCCAGACTTTACCAGAGGTAAATAGATCAGCCACGGCGTTCAAGCGCACCATTTTGTCGTTGCCCCGGCTTGGGCTAAATTCCTGAACGGGAATGCCCATCGCACGCAGTTCTTGTATCAGCGGGCCGCCAGCGGCCTTCTTCTCGACGATGAACGCGTCTGGGTCCCATTCTTTCCAGTGTTTCAGCGCTACTTGCTTGAGTTCTGGAAAAGTCATGCGGTCTTTGAACGCGTCCAGCAGGATGATCTGTGGGCTGTCGCCCTCTTCTTCGTTGTAGAACACGCCCCACGTTGTGCAGGCGCTGTAGTCGGAGGTGGTTTTCACTTCGTGTGCCGTATCCCAGCTCTGCAAAATGTAGTCACACTTTGGCGGCTTCTCGCTTTCCCATACTCGCCAATTCTTGCGGGACACAAGCGCGGAGTTCTCACTGGTTGGCTGCTGCATGTACTGGGCGTTCCAGTACCGGGGCTCGATACTGGCCTTGGTGGCTTTCAGCGTCTCCAGCGGCCACTGTTCTGGCCAGAGCGACTTCTCGTTGTCCTCATCCTCGTTCAAGATGGCGGGCAACTCCACGATTTCCCACGGCAGCGAGTCGGGATTTTTTGCCTGATATGTCAATAATCGGCCCGTAAGGTCTAAAAGTGACCACCTTGTCATGACAATGATGATCGCCCCACCCGGCATCAAGCGCTGCAAGGGGCCTGTTTGGAACCAAGACCACGCGGTATCGAACGCCAGACGGCTGTTGACCTTTACATCCTGCTCAGAATGGGGGTCGTCAATAACAAACAGGTCAGCGCCACGACCGGCAAGAGCGCCCCCAACACCAGCGGCGTAGTATTGGCCTCCAGCCGCAGTTGACCATTTTCCAGCAGCCTTTTGATCTGCTGCCACCCGCGTTTCAGAAAAGATAGCATGGTAATCCTCCGAGTCGATCAAGTTGCGAACACGTCGTCCAAAGTCTTCGGACAAGCTGGCTGTGTGCGTGCCCATGATAATTTTCTTCTCGGGGTACTTGCCTAAAAAATAGGCAGGGAATAGGTAAGAGCTGAACTCGGACTTGCCCATACGCGGAGCGATGTTGATGATGACGCGCTTCTTCTTGCCTTCGATCACGTCCGTAAATATCTTGGCCAGCTTGCGGTGCTGTGGCCCAATTTTGAATCCGGGGTATACCGCTTGGGCAAAGCCCAGCATGTTGTTTTGCGCCGCCATAAGGGACGCGCGTTTCTCGCGGATTTCCAAGTCGTCGAACAGCTCCATCTTGTCTTGGAGCGACATCGTGGGCAGCGCCCGCACGAGCGCCTCTAACTCTGCCTTGCTGAGCGTGGTTATTTTGTCAAGGTTCATTGACCATCACGTCCTGCACGTCCACCACACCCATGAACCGGTTGAGCTTTTCCTTAATCCGGGAGTCCAGCTCGCTGTCGGTAAGCTCTTCCTTCTTGATTTCGATCTTCTCGGTGAACAACCCGATCTCTGTTACCTTGCCCAGCAACCCAAGCGCCTTGAGGCGGATGTTGGCGTTGGTACTCTTGGTCTCTTCGACCAGCTGGGCGACTACGTAGCCCCTGAGTTCCTTGGCTTGGTTGACGAACTCCCAGTCGTAGGCGGTCAGCATACCTACCAGATGCTGCACTGCAGCAGGCGTCTTCACATTGGCGATGGCCACTGCGGTGTTCTCTGGGGGTGCTGCCGAGATGATGTTGGTGAAGGCTGTCTGCGCTGCCTTGGTGTCCAAGGGCTTGGCAATTTCTTCTGAGTCCACAGCGCCTAGGTTTTTCAACCAGTCGTTGGTGGCGATTTTGGCGTCAAGCAGTTGCTCTGGGCTTGCCTTTTCGGCGCTCAGTGCGGCGTGAGATGTGTGTTCAAACACCTCGGGGTCAAAATCTATCAGGTGATCTAACATGCGTAAGCCCTTGTATATAGCAGCCTCGTTACGCACAGTGTACACTATGCCCCGGTGATTGTGCAACTCGTTGCCATTTGCTTCTCCTCGTTCAGGTGACCCTTGAACTTATCCCCAGCCCGCAAGGTTCTGGGGATTTTTTTTAGAAATTTTTTAGGTGTTGCATTTCTACAACAAGGGGGTGGGTTCCGTAGACTCGCCTAGCAAATCTTCTCTTAGCTTTGCCAGCGCTGCTTCTCGTCTTTCATTCCTAGTACGTTTTGCTTCCGCTTTTGATGTCTCTGTTCTAGGTCTTTGATTCGCACGTTGTTCTTTTGGTGACGCCCAGCGGCAGTTCCACGGAGCATAGGGGCCATCGTTATCTATGCGATCTATTGTGCGTCCGTATTCGGGGAGTCCCATATCACGTAGAAATGTTTCAAAATTTAACCACTCCTCACATACGTATATTCCTCGACCCCCATAGTCTCTGTAGTGCGCACTGCGCTCGTTCATGCACCTATCCAATACGTGGCTCCATCTGTTGTACAGAAAATTTAGGGGGTGGCTTCTGGAACTATAGGGTTGGCTATATTTTTTTGATATAGCACCTGTTCGTGTATTTCTAACGCACCCGCAAGACTGCGTATTGCCGGACTTCAAACTACCTGCCCATGCAAAGAACTTTCGCCCACATTCGCATAGACATAGGCATCTTCGCCGGGTAGGGGGCTGTGCTCGTCTAACCATCCGTGATCGTAAAACGGTGTACATATCTGCTTTCGTTGGTGTTAACAGTGTTTGAGTGTACCAGATTTTTGTAAACATTGTTTGAAATACGCTGTGCGCCCGCGAAACAGTGTTTATGGCGGCAATGCGACGCTACGTCAAAAAGGGGTCATACCCCCACGGTGGGGCCGCCAAAAGGGCCAGATATACCCCCATTTCCTACAATTTGGTTGTCGATTGGTAGGGAATGGCTCTGCCGACGATACCGTGACACCGTGTCACACTTTGGAGAATCACTATGAACAAGCAAGCACTCTTTACCGCCCTGAACACCTTTGCATCGGCCCGCGTTTTGCTCATAGAGCAAGTCATTGCAGCAGGGTATCCAACCAGCGAAGCTGCCCGTCCCGCCATCATGGAATGGGTGAGCATCAAGACGGGCTGCGCCCTCAACACCAAGGGCACTGGGCGCGTAGTCTTTGATGGCTCGGACACGACCCTGAGCAACAATGCTCGGCAGGTACTGCGCGACATCATGTTGATGCTGGAAGGCAGCACACGCCGTGCAGCGACGAAGAGCCCCAAGGTAAGCCCCAAGGCCACCCCGCTCACCAAGGCTCAGAAAGCGGCCATTGCGGCCCTGCTGGAGGCATTCGGTGGTGACGTGAAGGCTGCGAAGGCTGCATTCTGAATCTGTGACACGGTGTCACGGTTTTTCCGGCGAGTCCTGTGATCGGGGCTTTGCCGGTGTTTCGTTTCGTGTCTATCGCATCCCCAAACCCCATAGCCTTTGGCTATACCCTATCGCAAAGCCGCGTCGATAGGTTTCATCTATGCGCATCAGGAGAACCAAATGAACCAACTCAAGACTTGTCTCGCAATGGTAGGCGTGGCCTTCGTAGGCGTTGCCCTGCACACCCTCATACCCGAGGGACACTACCTTGACTTAGTGCTGCTCACATGGGGCTCAGCGTGCATAGTTGTAGCCCTTCACGACTGAGAGAAAAGTGTGACACGGCGTCACACTTTTAGGACTCTCTGCAAGCGCAGCGTGCTGCGCTTGCGGGGCGATCTTGCCCGTATAGGAGAACCAAATGGTAAAACGTATCAACCAACCCCTCGCAATCAAGTGCTTCATGGAGGACAACCCGCTGGCAGCAGCCTTCGTGCTCGAAGCAATGATGCGCTATGCGCAAGAGACCATCGACGCGCCCGACTGGAAAAGGGAATCCCTCATCAGCCAAGACTACTGGCGCGACCTTGCTCGCAAGGCACTCGATGTGGTGTACCAAGCCAAATAACACTCAATAGATGTGTCACCAAGTGTACCTACGTACACTTCACCAGTATTTGGCAGACTGTCACGGTCGATAGTCTGGTGTACTAAATTTCTGCCACGCGGAAACCCGCGCCAATGCTCACTTTCAGCGCGAGCAGGGCAAAACAGCCAGCTATATATATACTTAAAGAAAAGTAGTTATATATATAGGAACACATGTAAGTGTACGTACGAACACTCGTGGGTACAACCTACGGGGGGTATACATATGTTCCCCAAATTAGCTGGATGTCTTGCCCCTATACCCCTGAAACCCGCGTATTCATTGGGGTTTCGCGCTGGCAGAAATTTAGGCAAGCAACCTATCATCCCTGCCATTTCACAATGTGGGACCAAAATAGATAGGGTACAATGTGTTCATACGAGAAAGTGTGACACCGTGTCACAGAAAAACGGTTCGCGGCGTGCCGACTCACGCCGCACTTGTAACGAGGAAAAACCATGACAACCACGATAAAAGCAGAGCAACTTGCCCGTCTGCGGGCACTGCGCAACGAGATCGCCGAGCGCACCAACTTCGACAAGAAGGAGCGCCTACGTAAGCAGCGCGAGGCCGAGGTAATCAGCGACTACTGGGGCGCGTACACCCAGCACACCACCAAGCGTACCGGAAGGGGCGCACGATGAACTACGAGCTGACATATGAGGATGTGCAGTGCCTGCGCCGCTTAACTGCCGCAGGGTGTGCAGTGTGTGTGTTCCTACCGCAAGAGATGGTGTTCGCTGACCCCGAGCGGGTGAACGACGCAATGGCAGAAGCGGGCCATCGCCAGATAGATTTCGACAACCAAGGAGAAACCAAATGACAGCACTCACAACCCCCCACCAAATCAGCGCCTACCGCCTAGCCACGCTGCGCACCGCCCTCAAACTGGAGACAAAGGGTATGAAGATGGGCCGAGGCCAGTCGGCCTACGCCATCCTGAAAGGCATGGGCTACAAGGGCACCAAGGCCGTGGTGCTGGCGCAGGTAACCAAGGACGTGGCCGATGCAATAGCCGCGATGGAAGCGCAAGAAGTGTAAGAAACAAAACCGTGAAGCGGCTGAAAACGTGACACGGTGTCACAGAAAAACGGTTCGCAGCCTGCCGTCTCAGGCTGCACTTGTAACGAGGAATAGAAAATGAAACACAAACAGAAAGCAGACGCCATCATGATGGCAATGGAAATGTATGCCCGCACTGGCGGGTTCTACGCGGAGCACAGCTCCTTCATGGAGGAGCCGGATTGCTTCTACAAATTAGAGCACTTGGGCGCCCAGATCAACCGCAACCCACGCAGCGACTACAAGGAGGACAGACTGGTCAACTACATCTACATCTACTACCGGAAACTGGTCGAGGGTGGGTCTTATGACTACGACTTCAATCAGCTGCAGGCGTATGCGCAGGAGCTGCAAGAGCATCGGTTCCCCAAGCCCAAGTCACAGGCGTACTACGCTGACGTGTTCGCCGACAGGCTGCGTGCCATGAAGCGCCCCACCCGCATAGTGGAGGACATTGCCAAGGTCGCACGCCGCCATCGTCCTTGGTTCGAGCGCGAGGTTGTGTGTAACCCCGACATACACGGCAGCATCTTCAGGGCGTGGGAGTACGCATCACCGGCGGACGTGGAGCAGTTGGTACTGGAGTGGCCGCACAACAGCAAGGAGGGTGCGCACAAGATCGCCTATACCCGTGACGAGAAGTACGGCGAGGCCGATCGCCAGCTTGTAACCAGCGTGACCAAGTATCTGGCGCGGCATTTCCCATCGCTCAGCTCCAACACCATACGGGACATCGGCGCACTGTATGTCGAGGCTCAGATCGGTATCGTGCGCACCATGCCTGAGATGCTGGAGATCATCGAGAACGGCCCCGGCTCCTGCATGAGCGGCGGGGCAGGCGGGTTCGGCACCAAACGCCACCCCTACGAAGTTTACGACCCGCAGTATGGCTGGCATATGGCGTACGTCAAGGAGGGTGCCCACATCACCGGGCGGGTGCTGCTCAACGACGACGTGTGGGTGCGCTCGTACCGGGGCTACAACCAACAGAGCTACTCGGACACCGACGACAGGCTCAACGCATGGCTCAAAGATCAGGGGTACCGCAAGGCATGCGGCTGGTCAGGGTTCAAGCTCAAGCGCATCGACGCAATGAACGACTGCGGGTTCGTGGCACCGTACCTCGACGGCGAAGACAAGGACGTGGATGTGTACACCGACCACTTGAAGATCGTTGACGACGAGAACGGCGAGTATGTGTGCAACGAGACGATGGGCAACGCTGACTCTCGCGGTAGTCGGTACTCGTGCGTTTGCTGCAGTGGAGGTATGTCCGAGGACGATACGTTCAGCGTCGGCAGGCACGGCGACGAGATCGTGTGCGAGAGCTGCTACAACGACGAATACATCGTGGTGCGCGGTCGCAGGGGTGAGCAGTATGCGATACCCAATAATGACGCCATCGAGGTGGACGGCGAGTACTACGACCCCGATTGGCTGTCCGATAACGACATCGTGGAGTTACATGATGGGGGCTATGTGCACAACGACGACGCGGTGTACATCGAGAGCGCGGGTGTGTACTACCGCAGCGACGACGAGGACATCTGCTACACACAGGCCGGTGATTATGAGCAGCGTGATGACTGCGTGGTGCTGGAGAACGACGAGTACTGCCTGCGTGATGAAGCGTGGCAGTGTGAGCACAGCGGTGAGTGGTATGCCTGCGAGGATGTGGACAGCGTGACTACCAAGTGCGGCAAGATCATCCACCCCGACCATGCCGACGAGTACGAGATACCCCAAGTGCAGCAAGAGCTGCCGCTGGAATAAGTGTGACACCGTGTCACAGAAACAAAGAGAGAACACTATGAAAAAGAAACAGACAATGCTTTACAAGACCTTGCATCGTGCCCTGTCACTGATGCGCCCACACAACTCGGCTGCCACACTAGGCTTCACAGCGTGGTTGATCGACCGACTGCCTGAGCGCTTGCGTGATGCAGCGTGGCAGGATGCTGCGGGTAACGTACACATCGACAACCGCACACACAGTGACCACAAGACGCTGTTCGTAGCACACGTCGATACCGTGCACCGCAAGACCGGGGCCAACAAGATACGCAAGACGACTTCGATCTGGTATGCGGATGGCGCAGCGCTCGGTGCGGATGATGGGGTGGGCTGTGCGCTGCTGATGCACATGATTCACGCATCTGTGCCGGGGTACTACATCTTCACACAAGGCGAGGAATGCGGCGGCATCGGCTCCAAACACGTGGCCAGTGCATACCCGCAGCTGCTTGCACAGTTCGACCGCGCCATTGCATTCGACCGCAAGGGTACGGACAGCGTTATCAGCCATCAAGGGTATGGGCGCTGCTGCTCTGACGCATTCGCTGACGCACTGGCTGCTGCACTCAACGACACCGACGAGACGCTGATGTACTCGCCCGACAACACAGGGGTGTACACGGATACCGCCGAGTTCACCGACATCATCCCTGAGTGCACCAACGTGAGCTGTGGGTATATGTACGAGCACAGCGAGCGTGAGCAGCTCGACATGATTCACTTCGACGTGCTGGCCAAGGCTGTGCTTGCCATTGACTGGGATGCTCTTGTGACTGACCGTGACCCGACTGTGCCTGACAAGGACGACGTGGTGATGTTCAACTCGTGGGCCAACTACAAGGACACGGGCACCAAGACGTGCCCCACCAACGACCAGTACGGCAAGTGGCCTATGTTTGAGGACGACACCGCAGTCATGCTCGACGAGGATGAGTACTTGTACGAGTGCCTGCTGGATGCGCAGCAGGGGTTTATGACGGGTGTCATCAGGCTCATGGCTGCGTCGGTGTACCCAGAAGACCAAGAGATGGCGATCAAGTTCATCGACCGCAAGAAGCTGACTGATGAGGTCATCACGATGGCGATGGGCATGTGTGGGCACAACGATACGGACAGCATCTTGTGCACTTTGTTTGATATGGCTTATGCCGAATGAAAGGAGATAGTATGAATACGAATGAACTGACCGGAGCCGCCCTTGACTGGGCGGTGGCGAAGTGTGAAGGCAATTATCTCGCCGGTTATGAGGTTTGTTGGCGAAATAATAGGGCGGCAAAATACTCGACCAATTGGGCACAAGCCGGGCCGATCATTGAGCGTGAAGGTTTGGCCTTGCACAGGGAAGCCCCCGGCGAGTGGTATGCGTTTATGTGGTGGGATGACACGGATGGAGCAGGGGACATCTTGCGGAAAGGACCAACACCCCTCATCGCAGCCATGCGCTGCTACGTAACGTCCAAGCTGGGCGACAACATCGACATACCAAAGGAGCTGATATGAAGACATTGATACACGTCAACCAGCACAACATCCGTGCCAACGCCAAGGGTGCAGACCTGCCCGTGCTCACGGTCAAGACATACAAGTCGAACACCAAGTGCAACGAGGTGGCCGTGCACGGCCCGAGCAAGATCGTGTATGCACCAGAGAACCCGCTATCGTGCGGAGCCAAGGTGTGGATTGAAACGCATGCAGAAGTGGAGGTAGTGCGATGACAACGAGCAGGACAGCGCTTAGCAAGATGACCGCTAAGCAGCTACACAACCGCCTGATGGAGGAGTACCCCGATCACTTGGAGATGCGCGAGACCATCAAGGCGGAGATCAACAAGGAGCGTGAGGACAAGCGCGTGCAACGCATCAAGCGACAGCAGCAACTCAAGGCATGGGCACCGCTGGTGTATCAGGCGTACAAGGCAGTCAACACGCCCAAGGCTAGGGCACGTAAGGCATTCGAGCTGTACGCGTCCCCCATAGGGTTCGGCAGCCCCTACGAGGCGGGGTTCGAGGAGTCCCCTAGCAAGCAAGCGCTCGACACATACCGGGCATACACCGCGCTGGTGCAGAAGGTGGCCGACAAGCTGCGTGGGTACAGGGATGCAGGGACACACACCCCCAAGCAGTTGGCCAAGGAGCGGGGCGTACCCAACGATGGCGAGCACTGGACGGACTGGATACCCGACGACATCAAGGTGCAGTTCGAGCGCAGCTTCAGGCGCTTAAACGAGGACAAGCCGCTGGTGTTATTCCCACGCACGTTCTACGCACCACCCAAGGAAGCACCGTACAAGCCACGCAAGGAGAAGCGTAAGCCGAGGGAACGGGCACTGTCGCATATCGAGCAGCTACGCAACGCCATCATTGAGGCAGACAAGGCGGCGTTGGCCGACCCCACACCGGAGAACACGGGGCGGCGTGACGCCCTCATACTGGAGAAGGAGGAAGCACAGAAGGAGAAGCGGCGCGAGTACGCACGGAAGTACAACGCCAAGGTACGAGCAGAGCTACAAGCATGGAGGGCTAAGCAAGATGGACTATGACTGCGAATACATGGGCGACGACGATGCGCCCGAGTACGAACCCGGCATTTGCCCGGACTGCAACGGCAGCGGCGAAGGCCACAACGAAGGCACTACGTGCCGCACTTGCAACGGAGAAGGAGAGATATGAACTACGACATCAACACTAAGGACGGCATGGCCAACTCAGTGGCATGGACTGAGCGACTGTTCGACATGATGAACGACGGGGCCGTATGGCACGTACCACGCAGCCTCACAAGCATACGCGTCTTCAAGAGCAAGAAGGAAGCGGAGGTCACACGAGGCCTCGCGCCCGACAAGTCCATCGAGCAGGTCATCAAGGCAATGGGCTGGACGGTGACAATTTTATAAATTGCACCCCTCCCCCGAAAGGGGGTTGGGAATCTAGAATCATTCACAGGAGAAGTAAATGACATTCAAACTAAGAAAGCGGCACAACCCGCTACCCCCCGTGCCATACATACCCCAACACAAATTGGAGATGTTGCTGCACGGTGTAGCAGACCCTGACCGCAGAGAACCCCCACCCCTGTCAGCGGGGGCGTTAGAAGCACGGCGAATACTCGCCGAAACACAGCAAGCGTACGTAAATCAACAGGAGAAAAAAATGGGCGATATGCAAACAGCACTCAGCAAAGTAATCAGCGATTGGGAGGCAGACACTCCCGACAACATCGCAACGACAGAACCCAAGCAAGACAAGCGCGTCACAACAGGCGTCAGTCAAGCCACGTTCGACTACGTGCGGGGCAACCCCGGCATAGCCAAGGCAACGGCCATCCACGACCTGCAAAAGCAAGGGTACAAGTCCACGTCAACCACCACGCTACTGTCTGCAATGATTCGTCAGAAGCAGATCATCGTGGACACCAACGGCGGTATGCGCACAGCCACCGACCACTACACCCCGGTGCAGTACGTGGCGAACAAAGAACGAGCGCCGAGGCAGGCCAAGGTAGACAGTACCCCGCAAGGCTTGGCAGCGTTGTACGCGCAGCCTACCCCAGTCCCAGAGACTACCCCCGTGCCACCCCCACCTCTCACCGCACAGAAGGTATTGGAAACGCTCAACGTCAAGGAAGCGTTTGCCCTGTACCGCGAACTGCAAAAAATGTTTGAGAACTGAAAGGAGAAAGACCATGAATAGTTGCAACGGAAAATGTACTCAAGGGCGCGACTGCAGTTGCTTCAAGGAAGTGAACTTGTTTTGGGACGTGATGGAGGGCATGGTTACGCTGTGCGCCCTCGTCGGGGTCATCGCCGTCATGTGCTTTGCGTTTGGTTTCTACTGGTACGCGCCATGACTTGGCCCTTTCCACCACACCCCATGCCGGTGCCCGCTAACGCGCCGCCGGTCAAGTTCAACCCTGACAATTTTGAGGACGCATTGATATGAAGTACCGTAAAAAACCCATAGTGATTGAAGCTGTGCAGTACACGCGCCGATTTGATTGGCCTTATTGGTTTCATGAAGCTGTCAGCGAGGACACCATCCGCACATATAACACCGGAAAGTTTCAAGACCCATCGACTCCATGTTACGCAATGATTGCTACGCTTGAGGGCGACATGAAAGTCAGTGAGAACGATTGGGTCATTCGAGGGGTGCGGGGCGAGCTTTACCCATGCAAGCCGGATATTTTTGACTTAACTTACGAGGCAGCAGAATGAAGTTAGACGCAGGTAACCCAAACTTGATGAAGAAGAAGGCCATGCGCGTAAACCCAGAGGCTACGCTGACCTCGTTCACCAACACCACGGGCGACAAAGCCCACGCAAAAGAGCGTACCGGCTTTGTGCCTTCACGGCGTGACCCAGATGCAGTGCCACCAGCCACTAACTCACTGTGGTTACAACCGATATACAAACCAGACCACAGCGGTTATGTGCGCCCCGGCGCTGATGACCACCTCAAGATTAAAAGTAGGGGGTTTTAATGAAAGAAGCGTTGGAGTTGGCGCTTGAGGCGTTTCAGCGTATTTTTGAATCAACACCCCCGTACCGGGAGGATGGGACTTGCACGATAAACGACACGGCTATTAAGATAAGTAACAAAGCCATCATCGCCATCAAAGAAACCTTGGCACAGCCAGCGCAGGAGCCGGTGGCAAGTATGACGGTGGAAGACGGGCGCATTTCGTTCGCGGCAAAAATTCTGCCAGATGGCACGTATGACCTCTACACCAAGCCACAACAGCGCCCGTGGGTAGGGCTGACGGATGAAGAAGCATCTTGGTGTCAAGCACCTAGCACCATACAAACATGGAAGCGAATTGAAACCAAACTTAAGGAGAAGAACACATGACTAAAGACGAAGCAATAACGCTTGAGGCTTTGAAATATGCTGCCAGCATGGGGCACAGGCTAATAGGGAATTTTGGCCCATTTACCATCAAATCAACCTTAGCACAGCCAGCGCAGGAGAAGAACACATGAACCAAGAAATGAAACGCATCATGGAAGCACTGATGCTAATTTATGGCAGAGACTTGCAAGCCGCAACTATCACGGTGCTACTCAAGGACGG